ATGGGTTAGGAACACCTAAAGTAAATGTTGCATAGTTAGCATCTGCTTCAGCACCTACAACTTCAAAGTTCAATTCAAGTTCTGCATACTCAGCAGGTGGTACATCGTTCAGATGATCTGAATTAATAACTATTAGCCTCACTACAGACCCTATTCCGCCTGAGAACTGCTCAAGATAGGTCTGAAGTGTTCTTGTCACATTACTCATCTTTAAATTGACTTGTGGGATTTGTCCTCTTGATTGATTATCAATGGGATCAATTTCAAAAGGCAGTTTATAGTAAGTGTCACTGTCAAAAATAACATCCTCATTATTCCGAGCAAATCTTAATACCGTAATTGCATCAGGAAGAGTTATTTCAACTAATAATATCCAAGCAGACTTAGTTGCTATCTGATTTTTTTCAATAACAAGAACTGAGGGCAAAGATAAAGGCATTTTCTACACCTCTGCAACTCTGATTGTGATTTCCCAATACACTGTTCCTTTGTTTGGTTTATATTCTACAGGCTCCTCAAATCTTACAGTGTAATAATTTCCATCAATAGGATTAAGCCAAGTAAAAGAACTTGTTCCCATAACTACAGTTGTCCGTTCAAATGTAAACAATGTTGCTTTGTCTGCTGCTGAGTAATAAGGAAAAGAGTATTTAAAGAATCTCGGAATCCTTGTAAACTTTGCCCGTGTCGTAACATACCCTCCTTCTTTTGGGTCTTTTAAAGTAGGATCAGTCACAACACCTTCCTCCCAAGAATCAAGAACATCTTCAGTTAGTGTAAAACTTGTTAAACTAGGAAAACTAGGCATTTATGCAGCCCTCCCATTCATTAATCCTCTCAAAGGACCGTTCTGAGCAATGTTTTTCAGAATAATTCCAACAACCATTTTATCAAGATTAAAGTCGATCTTTACATCACCTTTTCCTACCGGAGTTCCCGTTTCATTTTGAATATTTACTTCTATATTCGGAGAAGCTGATCTTCCTTTAGGAATTACTGTTTCTCCTGATTGGAGGATTGCAGGAAACTCATCTGCTTTCAATCCCCCGTGTAATCTAGGAGCATTAGCAAATAGCCAAGAAGGAACATTCACCCTTGTATCATTACTTCCTACAACACCTCCTGAATGTTTTTGTATGGCAGACATAGGAACATCTTGCCCCATTTGTTGCCCCATCATCATACTAATTCCTGATTTAAAAGCTTTCAAAAAATACATCGTTGTTTCTTCTGCTAAAAACCTTGCCATTGCTTTCTGAATACTGCCAATAAACAAATTGAAGTAATCACCTAAACTTTGTAATTGCAATTTCATTGAATCAGTAAAAAATGTTTCAAAAGCATCTGACATTCCTGTTGCAATTGTTTCAGCAAAGGTTTTCCATCTATTCCCATATTGTTCAAATTCCCTTGTTATATTCCCAAGACTTCTTTGAACAACCCCTACTATTCCCTCATCAGCATAGAGCTTTTCAAAATCTTCATATTCTTTCTGTCGAAGTTGCTCTTGTACTCTTGAATAATCAAATCCTGCTATCTTTAAATCAGCATAATACTGAGTAGTTCTCTGGCGTAAATCATCTTGTAATGCTTTCTTCCTTGTACTCCCCTCAGCTTCCTCTTTCTGTAAAGAGTCATTAGCTGTTTTAAAATTCTCATACTCTTTTGTAATATTAATTTTTGTGGCTTCATGATTTTTATCAGAAAGTTTTTTCGCTTCAGAATAGTAATCAGAAGCTTTAATCAACAATTGAGAATACATCCATTCATTAAGACTCTGTTTATCCTCAATTGACATTTTCTCTTGAGTAGTATCAAATTGTCGAATGATTTCAAGGATTTTGTAATCATTTTCAATCATCCTTCTTTTCTGTTCCAAAGTATTTGAAGAATCAGTTAAAGTAATCTGATTTGTTTCTTGATTTGCTTTACGCTCTGCACTTGCTATATCAGCAGGTAACTGAGCATCCTTTTCACGAATATCTCGACGTATCTCTAATATTCGTTTGTCCATTGTGCCTTTAGCATCAATTTCAGCATAGGCTTTTTTCGTAAATGCAGCATGAGCATCCTCCAACGCCTTAATTTCAGTGTTTTTATTTTCTTCAATCAAAACCTTACTATCAGCATAAAAATCTTTCTCATTCTTTAACCCATTCTGAAATCTCCATTCATTAAGAGTTTGACGCTGATCAATTGTAAATTTCTCTTTATCAACATCCTTTTTTCTTAGAATTTCAGAAACTTTATAAGCTGCTTCAGAATCCAATTTTACTCGTTCAATATTATCTATTTTTCTCTGGGTTATAGTATCATCTTTAGCAGCCTCTAATTGATAATCAAGGGATTTCTTCTTCAAAAGCATCCGAGCGTAATCAGCATCTTTAGCTGCGTTTGCTTTTATCAAATTAGCATTCCCCTCAGCTTTTGAAATTGCTTCATCATGCACTTTCTCAGTTACAGCCCATTCATTTGCAAGTATAGCTTTTTCTTTTTTAAGAGAAGATTCCAATAAAGACAATTTACGGGTGTAGTACTTTTCATCAGATATTAATCCAAGTTTATGAACATTTTCAAGTAATTTTAGTTGAAGAGAATCATACTGCTTTTGAATCTCTAGCCTTGCATTTGCTATAGCCTTTTGAGAAGCTATTAAAGCAGGATAAGAATTCTTGTCCTTAGAAAGTTCATTAGGAACAAATAAATCTTCCTTTCCTGCTTTACTCTTTCTTCCTGCTAATCTTGCAGCAGCAGGAGTTAAAACAGTTGGTTGAGTTGGTCTGCCTTCAGGAGTTTCCCCAAACAACAACGCTCTTGTTTGTAAAAATCTTTCAATTTCTCCGAATTTCTTTTTTTCAATCCAATCAGACCAATCCTGAAGAGGCTTCATACTTAATTCAGATATGGCTTTTCCAATAGCATAAACTAAAGTAATACTTGATATTAATCCAAAATTAAATTGTTTAAGCACTTCAGAAATTACAAAAAAAGCTTTTCCTAATCCTAGAACAACTAACTTCAAAGCAAACATTACCTCTCCCAGTAGTTCAGAATTGTATAATGCTGCTCCTATTTCCTTAATCAATTCAACAAATACTTTCCATTGTGCTCCAAATGTACTATTCATCTCTTTTGAAGCTCTATCATTTGCTCCTGTTGATTTTTGTACTTGGTCAAGTATCTCTTTATAAGATTCCATATCACGAATTAAAGCGATCAAAGGCCCAACTCGTTCAACAGATGTTAATTTTCCAAGTATTGTCTGAGCACCAACTGAAATTCCCTGTTCCCCAGAACCTGTTACTTTTGCTCTTATCTGATCAAGGACACTAATTAGCTGCCGTCCAAGAGGAATATTTCTGTTAATCTCAATTCCTAATTCTTTAAATAATTTCATTTTATCTTCTTGTACAAGACTTGAAGATAGCCCACGTAAAGCTCTAGCAGCAGTAGAAGCATTGCTTCCCAAGTTTGTAACAAGAACTGAAAGAGCCATCATTTCATCAACAGAAAGACCTATTGACTGTGCCATCTGCCCAAAATGTTGCATAACTTTAGGCAAATCTCTAGGTTCCATAACACCCACACCCATTGCAACCGTTACTTTATCAAGGATTGCTTTGTAGCGTTCAAGGTCTGAGCTTAACTCTTTCATTCCAGGCATATTCTTGAATGTATTTTCCATTCCCACTACAGCCTTAGTAAACTTATCCATCTCAACTTCAGGCCAAGCAGTTTGAAACTTTACAAACTCCTCTAACAATCCCCCCATGACAAGTGTAGCCTCCACACCAGCAGCAATAAGCCTATCAGCTCCTTTAACAATATCTTCAAAAGGGGTTGCATACTTGAGGTTCAATTGACGAGCAAGGAGAATTAATTCATGAGCAGCTCCTTTTGATGATTCATTCAACTCTTCCAACATTACACTATAACGTCTTATCTTTGCTTCAGCCTGATCAACTTGCACAAAAAAATCTAAGCCCTTCTTCATTGTTTCAAAAGGAAGACTAACAGCAGTAAACAAAATCATCTTTGCTCCATACCATCTTGCTTGAATCTGAAGAAGTTTTTCTACATCTTTTATGTAGCTCTTCAATCCGTTTTGCATAGATAAAGTTTGAGATTGCTGTTGTTTCTGAGCAGCAGTTACTTTTGCTGTTGCTCCCTGAAGTTGTCCAAGACTTGTTTGAATCTTCTTCAAAACAGCATCAAAACTGCTGTCAATTTTACCTGTGAAAAGTACACCAAGATTTAATTCCGACTTCATACTTTACCCCTTAGCAAGTTTTCCTTCTGCCCATCTCTTATGGACTCCTGTCATTTTCTCTGTTAATTCCTTTTTCTCTTCTTCTGAGTAACCTTCATACTCTTTTGGATCTTTAAACATAAACAAATCCTCTTTCTTCATGTCCTTCACTTCTTTTTTTACTTCCTTATCAATATCAACTCCAAAGAATGCGGCCTGTATTTTTAACTTATCAAATTCAGCCTGATAAAGATGATCACAAAGCACCATAAATTGCCCAATCGTTACTCCTCCCTCTCTGTACCCTCTTTTATAGAGGTGCTCAAGGTTGTATTGGGGGTATCCTCTGAGGACTGCTGTTGTGACTTTGGCAAGTGAAATGCTGTCTTTATTTTCTCGATCAGGCTCCGTACTTTTTTTTCAAGTGCTCCATAATTTGTATCATAAATCAATTCCGCAATATCACATGCTTGAACATTACTTATATCCTTCAGTAAACTCTCTCCTTCATCAGTTACAAAGGACATGATCTTTCCAATATTAGCAGAAAGTGTTTTCCGAATAACTTCAGCAAACAGTAAATTGTTTTCTTCCTTCTTTGAAAATAGTTCTTGCAAAGTTGTAACAATCAAAGAAGTCATTTGTAGTTGATCTGCCATAGATAAAGGGTAGATTTTGATTTTTCTAAGGTTACGAACTCCTATTATAACCTCAGAAATTTGTGGGTTAAGCATTTTCAATTCATCTTTGTCTTCCATTGTATTTCTCCTTTTGTGTTTTGATTGTTTTTCTAAACTGCTCCCCTGTTTCCAGAGGAGCAGCAGATTAAGTTTTTCTAAAGATTAGGGTTTGGGTCTAAATAAAATTCTGCCTAAAGGCTTAGAATCCCAAATAGAACTTCCACCTGAAACATTTGAATCAGCATTTTTTGCTTCAATAGTGATAGGAACAGCAACAGCATCACTATCTTTCAAGTCAATGTCAACATTGGACACAACTTGCGCTCTTGGGAAGATAATAACCATCTCATTAACTCCATCAGGATAAGTATAAAAAGCCTCCATTCTGATAAAATCAGGAGAATCAATATTCCCCAAAGGAATTTCGCCTGAGTGTACAGTTGTGTACCCTGATGTAGCATCAATGCCTTTTGCAAAGGCTACATTCATCGGGGTTATTTCTTTAAATGCACACTCAAGTTGGGCTTTCTCCCTAAGAGGAATTGAAGTATCCTCTACAAGAGGGAAGCCTGATTCTAACCTCCAAAATTCAACAGCAGATGTGAATTTTGTGTTAGCAAGAGCTCCGATTGACGATGTAGAAGTCAATACAGGAGCTAGACTTGTCACATTAGCAGCAGAAGCACCTATTCTTACTTGTGCTAATCCTAATGCAACTGTTGAAACATCTTTCGTAATGGGCCCGCTTCTTGGCATCTTTATTTCCTCCTTCTAAAATGTTTTATTTGTTTCCAATGATTGATTATTCGCATTGCGATTGATTTTATCCTCAAAAGAAAAATAGTTAAATACATTCCAATATCCACATTCTCTTGCAATACACCTCATTCTTATTGATCCATGAATCATAATCTCAACAGGACAAAATTCATATAATCTTCCGTTTCCATCTTTCTTCTTTCCAAATATGAAATGAAATAACCCGTTAGGTTTTCTCTCAATCAATTTTTTCCCGCATTTTTCACAAACAAGGAATATTTTAGGTTCTGTTTCATTTATCATAACAATTCCTTAGACTTTGGCGGCCCATAACAATCTAACAGTAATTACTTTAAATTTACTATTGTCCTCAGCTTTCATTTGTCTTGATTCTGATTGAATTTGAACAATCATTGTTCCTATATTTCCCCAAGCAAGCGTTGCAGAAGACCTATATAAAGTAATTCTTGCAAACCCGTCTGTTTGTGTTGTATCAATAAGGTAATTCATAACCTTATCTCTTACCTGAGCAAGTTTAAATCCTTCCGAATCCTTTTTTGTACAACAATATATTTCTAAAGTAATATCTGATAGAGTTCCGAGATCAATTTCCCCCATCATCACTGCAACCCATTTATCAACTTCTATTCCCTGCACTTTAGGAGTTGTAAGATACTCATCAAACAATAAAGCTATTCCTTCAATTCTGCTGATATTATCAACAAAATATTTTTTTATGCTGTCTCTAATATTACTTTCTCTTGCCGTAGAATCAAGTCCTGATGCTTCAATTACACTTGTTCCATATCCTGTTGCTCCGCTCATGCAATTACCTCACTTTGCGGATTAGAAAAACTGTACCCATATTTAAAACACCAAATATATACAGTTCCTCTATTTAATTGAAAAGAAGCAATTCCCTGTTGATTCGTTGTTGATGTAGCAATCATATTCGCTCCGAGAATATCAGTTGTTATTTTTACTGTTACATCTTGAATCGGATTGCTTGAAACAGAATCAAGGACTGTATATGTCCAATTTACAACATCATCAATTAAAGTACCACAATGAATAGCCTCAACTAATTCCCAAGTTAATCCTTCTTCAAGATCGGAATCGTTATATACTTGTCCTCGGTACTCCCAAGTCATTTTTCTTCCTTTCCTTTAATGCCTTCTAACGTCTGTAGTATAAAAGGATACACAACCATAGTCAAGTAAGATATGGCTTCTTTCTCTTCATCTGTTGAAGATTTCAATACGGCACAATCAAGTGCAGATTTAATTTTCTCAAGCCCTTCAATAGTTTCTTCAAAAATCACAACTACTGATCTTGCCTGTACCTCTAAAATTTTCATTTTGTCCACCCGTCTGCAATTTTCATCATAGCATTATCAGCAAGCCTCCAAGCAAGTCCTGAATTCCCTCTTGAAGCAGAAAAAACAAATTTCCTAAAAGAAGGTTCAAATAATGGACGCTTAGAATGAACCCCTGAACCTCTTATGCTTTTAGGAATGCCTTCTTCCATCACATTAGTGTACATAACTATACTCTTAGAAGGCCCACTTCCTGTCCAATTCTTTCCTCCTGAATCCCTTGATCCAAAAGGAATGCCCCCATAAAAACCGTCTGCTACTCTAAATCCCCCTCTTATACTCATAAGCAAATCTCCCATCAACTGCCAAAAACCCCCTCCTTTTCCGTGCTCTGCTTTCCATTCTGCATATTTAGCATTATATGCTTTATATTTTCCCACAAATTCTTGTCTTGTAAGAGAAATTCTTACTTCCTCAGCATATTTGATTGATAACTGTCTTGGTAATTCACCTGGGCCTGCAATTTGATACCGAACTTCCTTATCAACAGCCTTGATCTTGTCAAGTATGTTTTGAAGTTCTTTTTTATCGTACTGAGCATCTATTTCTATCATACTTTATTCCGTTAGAGAAAATACACTTCAATTTATAAACCCATTTAGTATTGTTTCAATTTTATATTTCTCAATTCCTTTAACAGGAAGAAGACAATCTTTTTTTAATTCAATTTCTGATTTAAACAGCCTTGGTGCAATTGTTATTTCCTTCCCTTTCTGTTTATAAATCTTATAAATATCTGCTGTCCCTTCTTTAAGAAAGATTGGGATTGCTACATTTAATTCCTCAGTAAGAACTTCATTGTTAAACATAAACATTTTCCATTTAGTTTTTGCTACTTCATTAAAATTTCTATCTTCCAATACTTTCACATCACACTCAATTCCAACAAATGATTCTATTGTTTTTTCAGTCCTACTATCAGCTAAAGGAATAATAAACACAGTCAGCATTATCTTTTCTCCAATGTGAAGAACCCATGAGCTTTAGGAATATGAATATAACTTTCTTTAATTCCATCTACATGATATGAAAAATTTATCACTTGCCATCCTACTGTAGAAAAAAATGTCCCCCAAAATGCTGCACTTTCACAAATCAAATGGGATTTATCAAGGTTGTTTACTTCTGCATTATACTTCCCATTTTCTCCTAAAGGAATAACAGCAAACAAAGTGCTTGTGTGTAACTTCTGTAAAACCTCTGCTAAATCCCTCAAAGGAATGTGTTCAAAAACATCCTTTGCTATACAGAAATCAAAAGAAGAAGTTTCCAATAAACTAGGAGGGCGGCAGAAAGCTTTAACATCTTCAGGCACACACTTTAACGCATAGTCTGAAATATCAATTCCCCATGCCTCTCTACGCAAAATTCGTAATGCTTTAACTAAGTATCCTTTTGAACAGCCAAAATCTAAAATTGTTTGTTCCTTTTTAATCTGAAGATAATCAATCAAAGTCATTGCAAGAGGAATTGTAAGCTCAGGCACCCAGCGATATTGCTGATAAGCACTCTTACCCGACTCCAAACCTTCTTCATAATATTCACGATCATAAAAACTTGAGTTCATTATTTCACTCCTAAACAATTCTTACAAAGATCATGGGGCAAATCCTTTTCTCTTAAACGAGTATAAAAATCATTTGCTTTTGAATAAATATCTTCAGGAACATCAGTCATAATATTCCCAAATATAATATCTTCTTCAAGGCACATACAACACGGGAGTACATTGCCTGTCACACCTATAAACAAATGACCAAAATCAGCATAAGGACACCCATCAAACTTGACACAGTTAGGTTCATCAATTAAACCTGTCCAAGGGTTAATACAATCGTTGATTCCAATTGTTAACCTGTCTTCAGGAACTTTTGTTTTCCAAATTGTTCCCCACATATTCAAATCATCTTTTGTGATAAATCTTGTGACATGAGAAGTAAAAACAAACTTGATGTGCTCATACTTCTTTTCTCTACTATTCAATGCCTTGATAATCAATTCATCAAGTTTTGAATAATCATTTCTTTCTCCATTAAAATTAAAAAAATGATAAGAAATGAAAAGCCAAGTTAGATTAGGAAGTCTATTCAAAAAATCAAGGAAGTCCTCTGTCAGTAATAACCCGTTTGTATATAGATTAAATCTGAATTCAGGCTTTCTCATTGCAACCTTAATCATAAAATCCTTTAAATTACAATTAGTTAGCGGCTCCCCGTCTTTGTGCCATATGACAGTCGGAGGATAGCCTAATCTATCTTCTTCATTCTTTAAAGGAGCAATGTATTTATCAAGGACAACATCAAAAACTTCTTTTGACATTACTTGTCTCTTGCGTTTCATTAAATGTTGTGGGCATTCACTACATGCTAAATTACAGCAGTTGGAAGACTCGATTTGAATATTCATTATAACGCCTCTGGAATAATAAAACCTAAGTTATCATTCATAAGTTTCAATATGTCCTCTTCCTGATTCAATTCATGTACTATTCCTCTATAACTTTCTGGAACAAATTCTTTCCAAAGTTTATCTTCTCGTGCAATCCACATTGGAGCACATGATTTAACAAAATGGTCATCCACTCTATGTTTTTTCCAATCGTAGGCACGGGTTCCACCCCACCGATGGATAAACTGAGGATCAGCTTTACTTCCATAATAAGTACCTTCAGGAGCAGTGTGCCCAGGAAACTGCATATAAATATGATCTACAGGCACTCTCGCTTCTTTCCATTCTCCCTGCAATCTACAATATAACCATTGTCCAGGTTCAAACCATGCTGCTTCAGGAACTCCTCTTACTATAGCATCTTTCTGAACATCTGTCGGATTTTTAATTCCTCTTGTTTCAGCAAAACACCCCACAACATCTTTAATTGTATTATCCATCCCAGGAGTATTATCAGGTTTATTTCCTCTAGGATGCCAAAACATTCCTTCATTATTTGCCCTTGCTTCTTTATGGTATTGTTGAAGCATATCTACTCGATAAAGAGTAGCAGAAGGATTGATATTATAATGATGATCTCCCTCATGCCAAAAGAAACCCGCAAGCCCTATTGTTGGTTCATCTTTCATAAAATTAACATACCAATCAAGCCATCCCACCTTCATAGCTTGTGTATCCGTTTCCATTGCAAATAAAAAATCATACCCTTTGCCTTCAATTGCTTCTAATATCTCCTCAAGAGCTGTAGCATGACTATGTTTTCGTCTCACACAAGGAATTACTGTTATATTATGACCCAAATCAGATTCAGTAACAGCTTTTATTGAAGGATGTCCAGGCCAAGTTTCTGCAATATAAATATCAGGCTCAATTATATTCTCTAGTGTCTGTAAACTATGAACTGCTATCTGCAAATATTTTGCTGTGTGCCCATGTGCGATTGCAATTGCCACCTTTGTCATTTCAATTTCCTCCTTCGGATTGAATGTTAGAAAGTTCATCTTCAGACACAATTTTTGTGCCTATCCAATACCAACTGCCTATTTTTTGTAAAGGCATTCCAACTTCCTCTACAAATTTATTCACTGTATTAAAAACATCAGGATTATTCTCATGATAGTCATCCCAAGCAATACACCAATCCCCTTTTGTGTTTCTATTTTCCCAAGCTCTCCAAGTATCTAACTCAACTTCAGGCAAAAAATGACAAGCATCTATAAAGCATAAATCAACTTGATTGGGCATAACACACTCATAAGAATTAACAATTGTTAAAGAATAATTTTGGCAATTGTGCATAAATGGAGTATACCCTGTCGGAAGATAAGAAAAATCTCCGTTCTGAAATACCCCTGAAATATCAACCCCGTATATCCTTGCTTCAGGATTCAATTTGCACAAAAGTAAGGAAGTCCACCCTACATTAACACCCATCTCAACAATGACTTTCGGTTTGAATAGCATACTTAAAGTTGCAGCAGCAATACATCCGCATCGTTCTACAGTATCCCAAACAAATCTTTCATAAGTACGATACCGTTGAAATGCAGTATCTTCAGCACTTATGAAAGCAGGAAACTCATAAAACTTTTCTTTATCAAAACTCTCAATTGCGAATTTTTGCCAGTCTTTCATTTTACAGCCTTAACTTTCTTTGCTTTCAATTCATTTTCTTTTCTCAATAAAACTGTATTCCCTTGCCAAAAATCAATCTTTTCCCAATTCTTATTTACTTCTACCCACTCAGCAATTGCTCGTTTTACCCCTCCTTGAATTTTGTCTGTTTCATTTCCTTCAAACAAAGCATCATCCATCAGCATATTACTTGTTATTAAAGAAGCTGATTTCATTTCCGACATCGTATGCTCATAGGTATGAGAAGTATCAATGAAAATCATATCATATCTCTGATCCTTTGCCACCTTCTCATTAAGAAAAGTCACACTGTCATCATATTTAAATCTCCAAATAGTGTTCATATACTGTTCATATCTCACTCCTGTCATTCCAAGAGGATTTATTTCTACTGATTGTAAATAATTCCCGCTCTTCTCAATATATGCAAGGAACACAGAGGTCGAAATTCCTGAATCTCCTCCTACACCTAACTCAAGCATGATTTTAGGCTGAACTACGTCTAAAGCCCCCTCATAACTCGCGGAAAGGGGAACTCTAAGCATATTTACAAACCTATGTGCTTGAAGTTCAGTTTCAAACTCAAAACAGCCTATCACCTTATCAACACATTGTTGAACAATATCATTGGTGTTGGGTTGATATTCTGCAAGGTGTTTATAGTTTTTCCATTCCTCAATTTGTCGAACAGTCACATTATGCCCGTATTGTAAAAGCCATTCTTTTGTTTGCTGAATTTGATTTTCTTTGCTTCCATAATATTTCAGCAACCATTCTTTAGGCATTATAAACATTATCATTTCCTCCTTAAATAAAATTCTTCATTGCTGAAGGATTTATAATTTCATGCACTAAATCATTTTGTTTTGTAAAAACACAATGTTCACAGTTGTTTGTTTTAAAAGGAACAATCTCTGTTTTATATTCATCTTTTAACTCTTCCATCTTACACCATCTATATTTTTCATGAAAACTTCTTTCAGCATCATTATTCAACACAACAGAGGAACATCTGTAAACAAACTCATCGTGAAGAAGGAAGGGTTTTACCATTCCCCAATAACATAATTTTGGTTTCTCAAATATCTTTGCTTGGTAAAAAAAAGGTTCCCCCCACTTTTCAACCCATCTTACATATAGTTTATTATTTTTCTGTTGCTGCTCCTCAGTTGTTTGGCAATCAGGGACAACACGCACATAGGCAGGGGAATATTTTTTAACATGAGTTTTCAATTTGAGCATACTTTTTAAAGTAGATTTAGCATTAATAACATAGCTAAAACCAAGTGTTGTGTCTTTAGGCAGTTCAGGGATTTCTACTTCCTCAACATAATCTAAACAATTCATCGAAATGCGAATCCACTTCAGGAAATTAAGTGCATTTTTCTCTATCTTATCAAAGCCTAAACCATTAGTAATAAAGCCCTGTTCAAATCCTGCTATTCCTGATGCAATTATTACTTGATTTATGTTGGAATATAAAGAAGGATCACCTCCTCCTGTCCACTCAACTGTTTTTGCTCCTAAAGACTTCATATCAGCAAGAAAATCTATAAGTTTTATATACTCCAACTCTTCTTGTTTGTCTCTGTTTGTATTAGAGCAAAAACAACAATTCAACTGACATCTTGAAGTAGGTGCTATTTGAATGGAAATAGGAGAAACTCTATTATGTTGAAGTAACTCAACAATATTGGGATGATGTATAAGCTTATTTCCCATTGAAGTAAATTCTGCCTCTTTGTTCATACTTTCCCCTTTCAGCTTCTATAACAGATTGTATTTCTTGAAATAGTATAAAATGACCTTCAGGCGTTAAATGAGTTGTATCAACAACATATTGATCATATTTATTCCAACAATCAATGTAAGTGATGTTGTTATATTGCTTTGCAAAACACTCAATTACATTCTTGTACTCTTCAGCTTGAATTCTCCAATGAGAATGAATTCTTTTACTTTCTACATTCGGTTTACTTAACCCAATAACAATAACTGAGAATCCCTCAAGCATAGGTAAAACAGATGCGAAGATTTCTCCAAATTGTTCTGCTGTAAGAGTTTGAAAATATTGATTATTTTGTTCATTCAAATCCTTTGCAGCTAACAGCATCTTCGGAAGAACATATGCTGTAAACAAAGAATCTAACCCATAGAAATTAAGATATTGGCAACACCAGTAAATGAAATTCTTTGCTGGATGTGAATAACACTCAACAGCCCCTACATTTAGAATCACCCAGTTCTTTCTATGTCGTTCTTTAAGATAGTTCTGCAAAATATTTTTTACGTTCATAACAGTTAATCCGTTTATCCAATTTCCCTCAATAAGAAAAGGATACTTTTCTTGCAAATAATCTAAAGTGCTTCCTTTGCCTAGAGTAATATCCTCATCAGGCATTGGAGTGTATAAAGTTGAGTTTGCAAAGACTGTTAAGTTCATAAACCTTCCCGTAAATACTGTTCATAGTAATAATCTTCTTTGTGATGTTTTGGATAAGTTGCTCCTAAAGCAACATCCTCATAATGGAGCTTTGCACACAGTTTTCCAATTGTGTCTCTCTTATCTTTTACTGCTCTGTGGTAATGATTGAGCTTAGGAGTAGTTAAATTACAATAAATGTTTTTGTGTCCTGTTATTTGTTCATGAAGTTTTCGCACATACTTAATTGGACTTTCTATTCTTGTCATTCTAGCCTGCCAATCAGGAGCATTGCGAAAATCATTCTCTGCTTTTGTCTTCTCAAAATCATGCCAATCAATTCTAGGAAATGCAACAACATCATAAGCATCAATTAAAGAGTCCTTTATCCATCTTAATTGATGAAATTCTTTTTCATCTATAGTTTCATCCGCATCGAAGTAAACCATCCATTTGCTATCTGGATGAAATTCTTTCGTAAGTTCTCTCAACTGAGTTCTTGCAGGCCCATATCCTTCAGTCTGGATAATTTTACTCACGACAACTAAAGCTCCCTGATCTGTTGCATACTCTACTGATCCATCTGTACTACCAGAATCAACAATTATAATTCCTCCGTCAGCTACTTTTTTTACCCAATTAAACCACTTGGGGAGTTGTTTAATCTCATTAAAAATGTTTGAGCACACTGTTAATTTTCTCATTAGATTGTTTCCTCCAACTTCTTAATATTCTCTAAAATTGTGTTTGGGTTGTGTGACCCAGTGCACTTTATTGGACACTCCCTTACTCCTGCACTGCAAGGCCCCAAACCCATACAATTTTTTATATAGTCTGGAGACATCTCAATGAGTTTTCCCTTAACCTGCAAAGGTTTTACAACTGATGCATTTCCACTTCCAAATAAGCATACTTGTGATACTCCTAATGCCCCACAAAGATGTGATATAAAAGAATCAACTGTTACAGCAATAGCAGCTTTCGAGACTACCCAAGCACTTTCTCTAAAAGATAATTTACCTCTCAAATCAAGATCAGCTTTTGCAGGAAAATCATCTTTCCCTCCCACTTGAATAGTAAAATATCTGTCTCTCAAACCTTCAGCAACATCTCCCATATATTCGTAGGTGCGGAACTCAGCATCCCCGCCAGTTGTGTGGAGAATACAAATAGGGAGCTTTGTGTCTAAAATTTCATCAGCAATTGGATTCTCAGGAACTTTCAAATCAATAAAGAAATCATCAGGCTCATCAATCATTAATACTTTCCAATAGAAATCAGCAAGGATTGAATTGCTGTTTCTTCCCCAGTGTCCAGGAAGTATTCTCTCTCCGTGAGGATTATAAACAAACTTGTATTCCTGTAGTTTTGCTTCATCCCAATCAAATATCTCATCAATATAAGGATTGCCTACAATAATGTCCTGATACTTCTTTTGTGTCATGTAATAAAAAGGAATGTCAGGATTTCTTTTTTTAAGGTCTTTAAAGCAACGGGTAGTCATAATCACATCCCCTGCTGAAGAGTGTTGAGCAAAAAGAATAGCCTCCTTCCGTGCCTTCTCCTTGCGTACAGGAGACACATAATTACATGCTTTATCAAGAAGGTTCGTTATATCTGAAACTCTTTGTAACCACTCAGTTGCTCTTCGTATCCCTCGATATTTTAAATCTTTTCTAAGAGTAACATCTTGTACTGATTTCATTGCTCTTACAAGATCAGGAAAAGAACAAGCTTTGCTTTCAATGAATGTAGAAGCTCCATTTGCTGCTAAGAGAGGAATATAAGCTAATTCTGTAGATGCAACACCTATTCCGGCCCCTTCTTCAATTAATTCTATGTGTGCTGTATTATTTGAAGCAATTACAGGTGTTCCACAAAGCATAGATTCAAGGACCGTCCAACTCAAACCTTCCTGCAAAGAAACATTCACAACACAATCAACAGCATTATAGACTTCAATAAGAGTTTCCGTAGAATAGTAGTGCCCCTGTTTTTTAACGAGCACATCTCCTAGTTTTCCTCCACAATCCCTTATGTACTGTTCTATATTAAAAATTCCTCTTTGACTAGCAAGTTCAGTGTGCAAATATAAAGCTGAATTAGGAATTTCCTTTTTAACTTCAAAAAATGCTTTTATTACTCGAAGAGGGTCTTTCCTAAATTGATTGTGACCAAAAAAACCAAAAAGCAAAGTGTCCTCATTCACATGTTCATGAAATAATTTTTCTCTTGTTTCTTTCTTTTTTGCATCAGAAAACAATTTAAATTTTTTTGCATCAAAAAGAGGGGGTCTAAAATAATAAAGATTTGGAACACTCTCTACTAACATCTCATAGCCATATGCTGAATATACACACGGAATATCAATTGGATTAAAAAGAGATAGCCAATCCTGTCTAACAAAATGTGCATCATAAGGAAAAATTGAAGCCCAAATAAATTTATCTCTTCTTTTTAGTTCAAGTAACTGAGGATAGACTTTAGAATAGGTCCAAATATCTAATCCGATAAAACAAACAACATCAAATTTATTTTGATTCAAAAAAGAAACAAGCTGTGAAGCACCAAAATCATCATAAGGATTATTCCCTCCTTCAATGATTCTAACTTCAGAAGAAACAGGACACGAAACGGGAAAAGCAGCAAAAACTGTTATATCATACTTAGTTAAATCAATTTGTTGTAAACAAGCGTTAATCATATGGGAATTTCCTGAATGGCCATAAGGATGATCCCCCACCAATAAAAGTTTCTTCATAGATTGTTTTCTCCTATTCAATTGTATTTAAAACATTTTATCTTGTATCTTGGCTCATCTCAATAACACTAATTGCAGGATAGATGCTTTTCTTAATCACGTCAACTTGATAATATTCTCCAGAACGTGCTTGGAACCTATCTAACAATTTTATGTTCTCTCCGCTCGCTATGTACATCTCTATTCTCGATACTGTCAGCAGGCCAAGCTCATCTCGGTCTGATAATTGATTGCCGGATACCTCAACCAACACACTATTAATTCCGGCTTTAATAGATTCCCATATTTGAACTTTATGATACGTCTGATCTTCCCAAACTTCACCTGATGATCGTAAAATCTCACCACTAACAATATTTGCTTTAAGAAATTGTGTTTCGTAAATAACAATAGAATCCTGAAACATATCAGGAATTTTTGAAGCAACAAGAACCCTTTTACTATTGCTAAGTTCAAGAACATCCCCTTCTACAACTATTGTATCATACGACAATGCCCCTTCAAGTATTGTCTCTTTTGCAAAAGCTGATGGATTTCCAATTCCTGAAGAAGCTTTTGGAATATCATAGATTAAAAATTCCCCCGAGAAATTGCCTGTGTCTCTCCTTGTGATAAAAGAAACCCCAACATCTTCTAAGGCTTTTTTTACATCGGCTCCAACAGACACTTTTATTAATCCTCTTCATTTGGATGTACACTTACTAAAATCTCAGAACAAGAAGAAACATCTCTTCCTAAAGCATCATAAGCAAATCCTGCTCCTACTACATGCGAAAACATTTGATATGCTGATACATTTGCAAATTTATAAGGATCATCATCCATTGCCTGTCTAAACTCATCATCCATTGCCTGAACAATGGATTGAAGATTTTTAAACTTGTCTTGTAATGAAAGTTGCTTGAATTTAAAAGACAAAAGATTTTCTGCTAGAAGAGCAAAAAATAAAGCCCGCTTAGTTCGCTTAATCAGCCATAGGATTTGAAAGTCGTCAGATGTAGGGAAAATAAACGGGCTCAATTCCCTTTGAGCATTTGAAATTGCATCAGTATAATCATCCTCAACAAAATTGGAAGAAAGAGCTTTTAACTCTCTCTTAATCAATATAACAGCATCAGAAGAAGTCATCTTACTTTACTTTCTTCTTTAATTTAACAGCAGATTTAACACTTACTTCTTCTTTGGCTTCTTGATTACTTCCTTCTTTGGCTTCTTCCCTGTTTTCTTCTGTCCCATTAACAACCTCCTTATCTATCTCAAGTATTCGCACACAACGAACATCCTTCAATAAACCTTGCAGGTCAGCGGGAAAAGGAGCAGAATAAACTCCTCCTTTTTCCCACACCTGCCCACCTTTGACTGTCACCAGTAATTGTATCTTTTTAATATTCATTTCTGATTGCCCTCCTTCTTTAAATATCAGGCTCTACTTCAACAACAATACCGGGACTCTGAATCTTTTCAGTAGGACTTCCGCTGCCTGAATAGATAGCTGTCCAATCTAAAACATCCCCGATAACAAATGAAGCAGTTGCCTGATTTATAACAGGTTGAATTATCCCTGTATCCCCTGCTTCTGCCCACGTAGTCTTTTGACCTATTGTAGCAGACTCCCCTGAAACATGACCAATAGATGGCTTCGTTGTGAAAATTGAAACCTTATTAATAGTCACTTCTCCAGAAAATCTAGGAGTATCAGCAACAGAAGCAGACGATCCGTCTTTAGCAACAGAAAGAATTACATTTGTAACTCTGCCCTTAAATCGAGCAATTCCAAGAGGTCTGCTAACAGAAGCAGCAAACTCACCTGAAATTATATCAGTAAAAGGAGTTAAAACTTCCGTTGCCACCTGTTTTCTAAAATCAGAAGAAGGAAGTGGCCCTTGATAACCTTTTCTTGCCATTTATCTACCTCCTTCTATTAAGTTACCGTCAGAACATAGATTGCATCCCTATTAAGCAGAACCGGCAAACCCTTATTCTGAACACGCAGCCAAATGCCATCTGGATCCCAAGTAGTCTCAGTATCAATTTGCATTCCCCTTAAACGATTAAGACCAAAAGGAGCCCGAATAAACTTAGCTATTTTCTGTCCTTCAACCGCAGAAGCAAACATACAAAACTTTGTTTTATCAAGGAATTTGCGAGTCATAGTGACCTTATCTTCCCCTGATTTGAAAGACGCTGTAGGAGCAGACGACACAGTAACCGTTCCAGCCTCAACATCTATAGAAGCAATCGTTTCATCTTCATATGTGCCTGCTGAAATGTCATGAAATCTCAAAGTTTCCCCTACAACAAAGTCCGTAGCATCATCTACACTTACAGACGTGGTAGAAGCTCCTGTAACTTTTGCAGTCAACCACGCAGAAATTACATACTGCTCATCATAGATCATTAGATTAGGAATATTCAGCAAAGAACCAAGAACTGCCACCGGACGGGTAAACAAATCCCCCTGACCGAAAGTAGATTTTGAGAGCAAGGTCTGAATTCCCTTATCCATAATCAACATCTGTAGAACTTCAGTCGTACACAAAGCATAATCAATCTTTGCCCCTATCGAATTCTGAAGAACTAACTGAGCATCCATGATGTCCTGAAGAACATTCACAGACGAACCCGTATCCCACTGATATGCAGCAGCAAGAGTCACAAGATTTGCAGAAGGAACACTATAATCAAGGGAGATTTTTACTCCGCCGGGAGCGGAATAAGTCATTGTTCCGCCTGAAAGCATTTGAGCAAACATCCACTCTTTACGACGATCACAACGATTCCGCAACATCAAAGTCTCTCTTGCAAGACGAGCCTGAGAAGAAAAATACTGATCAACAGTTCCCTCTTTGCGAAGGTTATTCAGGAACACTTCATCAAAGTACATCTTCTCTTTCCAGTAAGCTGTCATAGCTGATTCCTGTTTCACCCCTATAGGAGCAACAGTTTGAGAAGGAGCACCAGGAGCAGCAAATGGTGTCATCCCTCTATTCCCTACCTGACTTTCCCACTTAATTGTATCTGAATCTGCATCTTCTTCAGAAAACATATTCATCAAAACCAAATTGGGAGAAGTCGTGAACGCGGTTATTAGTCCCTGAAGTCGCTCAAGTCTTAGATCAGGAATATCACTTTTACCTGTCGGCATGTAGAATTCACCTCCTTTTTATTTAATTACAAGCAAATTACCGTTGCTAGTAGCAGAAATATCCGTCTTAGCAGCAGCATCAAGTCCTTCACAACTTCCCTCATACAAAATAGCATTGGACAACAGCATTGGAGCTAACGCCCCTTTAGCATTTACACCTGTTCCAGTATCAACTGAACTCATTAAAATGCCTGCACAGTCACTCCAACCATTCGTATTGTCAGCACCCATTTCAACATGAACAGCACCGCTCAAAGCAACAGTGATGCCCGTCGTAATATTTGCTGTTGCAGTGATCTTTGCCATATGAACATGCGTTGTCCGGTCGATTGCAGTAATTGCACCCATGTTTACTGCACTTGACGTTGCTGAATCAGTATCATATGCAATCAGATCATCCCCAACAACAAATTTGTAGCTATCCTCCATCGTTACATAACAAAACAAAGCAGCAGTTCCATCAGAAACAATGAAAGCATTTGCTTTCTGAATCTCACTAGAAGAATCAGGAACAGAAGGAGCATAAGGAACATACTTCCCAACATTACCGGCAGCACTCACATTCTTTGCAAGAGGAGTACCTGCCCTTAATATACCATATCCCGCTGCAATAGTTACTTCTCTTATCAAAGCGTTTTCGGGATTAGAATAAAAAAGTCTCTTGTAAGAGCCTTCTGCACCCTGAACCTGATAAGGAGTTTCTCCATGTATCGTCATCTAAAGCTCACCTCCTTTTTATATTATTGAATTGTCTGACCAGCTAACTTAGCCATGTCCTTTATCCAAACATTATCAGCTACGAACTGAGCAGTTTGTCCCTCTACTTCTTTTTGAGTAAAGCCCATCCCAATGATAGATTTGCTCACTCCGCCCTTCGTCCAATCTGCAATCTCTGCATCAATAGCAGCAGCAAACGCAGTTTCATCAAAACCCGCCTCTGAAACAAATTTCACATAAGATACATGTGCCTGTACCTTAGCAAAAAGATGTTCAGGAATATCAGAAGAAGCAAGTTTGCTAGCCCAAATAGAATCAGCCTTTGCTTTCCTCTCCCCCTCTTTCCGAATCAATTCAGTCTTTTCAAAAGAAAGAATCTTCTCGGACTGCTGAGAAACCACTGTGCTCAATTCCGTCAATTTAGCAGTAAGAGGAGTTTCAATCTCCGTCTTAACTTCCAGCTTAACAGAATCTCTTGCTTCCTGCATCAATGCAGAGTAAGCAGCTAAATCTTTTTCCTTCAACTCTTTTAAGTCCACTCTAGTCACCTCCTTTGATTTATTATTCTCCACTTCTTCCTCTTCTGAATCAAAGAGGTCTTCTTTTTTCAGAAAATCAACTTCAATCTCTTCCTGTTCATCAGAAAGAGCTTTCGATTTTGTATTAGGATCAGCTCCGAACACACAAACTGAAGTTTCCATATAAGACCATTTACGCCAAACAGTACCCGGCCCCTTTAAAGTATGCCCATTTACCTCAACACTTTCCCCTTCTGCAATATCCTCCAGAATTGTAGGTCTTCCCTGAATACTTGCCTGGTAAGGAAAGCCCGCTTTACTATTTTCTTGAAAAGCTAAAGATTCAGGAGTGTTTAAAAAAGACATACTCTTAATAGAAAGTTGACCATTGTCGATCAAAGGCTTCGTTGAAAAACCAACCTTTGCCATTACACTGTGTTGCTCTAAAACAGGATAAAATTTTTGTGCAAACAGAGCTCCACTTACATCAATTGCAAAATTTCCCCAGTACCAATGCTGAAAGGGCTTTCCCGAATAAGCAAGAATGTCAACATTCCCTTCAGCATCTACCTTAGCAAAGGCGTCTGAATCCGTAAAACTAAAAGCGGAAACAGGAACAGTTTGTTTTCCCTTTTTGTCTTTGTTCATGCTCTCTACCCCCGTTGATTATTCTATTACACTTATTTAAAACCACTGTCAAATAAAATTTTATTTTAAGACAATTCAGTAATAAACAAAGTTCCTATTTCTCCAGAAACAGAAGCCTGTGCTCCGATTCTAGTATGTTCCCCAACATTAAATAATTGAGGAACATTTGCAGCTAGGTAAAAACCTTCCCCGCTCTTTGCAACAATGGAAGCATCTCCTATATCAAAATTGCAAGCTACTGTAGGTGTTACCTCCACAATCATTGTTGTTAAGTCAACTGATGTTCTTGCGTTTGGAAGACCGCTAAGTGTCATTTTCTGTGCAACTGTGGGTTTTAACACTCCTTGAATTGCTTCCCCATGTCCATCAGCAACAAAACTAGGTCTTATCTTACTCATTTGCTCCTCCTTTTGCTTTTTTCTTCAATGTGGGTTTTATTGCATTTGGTTCTAATTGCTGATTACCTGCATCCACAGGAGGAGCAAGTTCAGGGTAGATTTCTTCTTCTGTCTGTTGTTCTAACCTCATTTTCTTATAATTGCCAAACCCAAGTTTCTTAGCAATCCTTTGATTAGGTATTCCTAGCGTATCATAAAGAGAACCGTGCTTAACTCCGAGCAATGCAGAAGCTTTATCAGCCGAATCATTAATTTCAGAAGCAGGAAATTGAATCTCAATCAAAAATTCAGGCTTTTTCTTTACATTCTCAAATACCGGTTCCCCTCCTTTCTTAAAGTCAATTGCTTCTCTCCTCTTAAACTCAGAAGGAAAACTTCCAACTGCTGACTTCAAAAAGAAAATAGCACTAAATAAATCATGCTTCAAATATCGTTCAAAATAAGATAATTCATCAGCAGTACGATCAGACATTGGCCCTCTGCTTGCTTTAACAGAAGCAAATGTGCCTTTTGATTGCCCGGTAGCAATATCTTCAGGTTCATTTAATCCTGAAGTTATCATATGAAGTATGTCTGTGTCTGAATCAGAAATCTTTGGCAGATTAGGATTAGAAGCTACCATTTTCATTCCAGGAGGAAGAATAATAGTAGAGCCAGGAGACTTCTTCGCCATAATCCCCGTCTTCCGTCTATCCTCATCTGTCATGCCCAACCAAGTTCTAAATGCTTTTGGGTCTTCAATTGTTACAATCCATAAATAAGAACCAGAAGACTTCTTATGATCAATCTCATACTTCTTTAATTGCTCATAAAAATTCAACCATTCAATGACTGTTCTTAAATAAGGAATGTTTCGATCAGAAATAAAAGAACGATCCCAAGAAACAATAAACCTTTTAAATCCGCCTATTCCTTTAAACTTTGTTTTTGGGGTCTTGCTGTTCTGTAATAATTCTTCACTTATTGCTCCTGCTCCTACAGCTCCTTTTATTTCACTAAGAATATTAGGATACCGAGCAACATTTATAGAGGGAATTTGTTCATTAACTGCCAAACCATTAACATCCTGTCCATTTACATTATAAATAACAGGCATTAATGTTTTTGAAGGATGATAAAGAATACCGTCCTTACATCCTGTTCCCCCCGAAATAACACCGGGATCAACAAAATCTATTTCAATAAATGAATCATCATGGACGGTCAGATTAAGAAAAAGCTCCCCTTCAATGATTGCTCTTCCAACATACTTAGGAAGAAAATTATAAAGCCTATTTCTCTGATCATAGTATTCTTCATCAATAACATCTTGAATCTCTCGTAACTCAGAAGTGATTTCAAATCCGAATCCTGCATGTCTTCCCACTTCTCCACGAACAGCCGTATTTAAATGAGGAGAAGTATTGAATTTGTTCCAACACTCTTCTTGTAATTGTTCTCTTGTGTATTTTATGTACTTATCTTTTCCGGAGATAGAAAAACCATCTGCATCTTTAGAACTATCCACTTCTACACCTGAACCATACTGTAAAGGCAAAGAAAAAGAAAGTAGAGCTAGATCATCATCAGAAAGCTTATTGAGAGCTTGTAAAGAAGAATTTACTTTTTGTTTAACCATATTGTTTCCTCTCAAAGTCTAGTGAGAAAACAATAGTAGGGTTTGCTGCCAAAGTCAAGAAAAGATTGCTTTTTCTTAAAAAATCTTAGTTTTACCTATTTTCTAAGCCTTTTTACCTTAAAATAAAAGGAATTTTCTTTCTTTTAACAGGCCCGCGTTTCTTATACTGCCAATTGTAAATTAAGAAAAAACCTAACAATTTGATTAGAAAACCCATCTTGTGCCTCCTTTTACCATTTACCTAGTAATTGTTTGTTCTCTATCATACTTCCAAACCAAACATTCCCTTTTCGTACTCTAAAATTATCAACAAAGAGATTTCTCCCTCCATACACAGTCCAAGCAAGAGCAAACATTGTATCATCCTGCACACCATATTTTTCATTCTTCTCAGGACTTCCAAACCATCGTTTATCAGGATCATGGTAAAAAATAGTCATTTCTTCCCGCAGGATGTCTTCTTCTTTGCTTCCAGAAATATAAACTGTAGGTGCTTTGAATCTTCCTTTTGACACAGCAAGGAATAAATCCGAAAAAGCTGATTTCTGTTTATCATAAACAGGAAAAATAATCTCAAGGGGAATATCCTCTTCCTTACACCAAGGATCAATGTCCCAAGAAGCCCATCTTTCAGAACACATTGAATCAATCCCATCATACTCCTTATGGCAAGTTTCAATCACTGCTTTTAAATCTTCAGAAGAATGAGTTTCCACATTAACCAAATGAATCAACAAATATATATAATTTGGTGTCACTCCCTGTTCATCATAAGGTCTATAATGAGTTCTGCTTCCCGGAAGCCCTTTAGCAACACAAGTAAACATTGTTCTTGCCCCGTGTTTACTTCCCTTCATAGGATCAGCTCTATCAAATCCACATAATATAGCCCAGTTCGTATCAAATAGATCGCTCATTACTTGAAGATCAGAAACAGAAGCAAAGCTAGGAGAGAACCCGTCTGTTAATTTATAATACTTTTCAATTGGAATAAGTCCTTGGGTTGTTTCCTCAATTACTTTTCTATTGGAAAGTAAATAATCTTCTCCTGCAAAAGCACCTTGCGATTCCATAATAAGCATTTCCATCTGCTCTCTCGTTTTTGATCGAGTAGTAACAGCTTTATTGATTTCTTCAAAATTCCCGACTCGATTATTATACCCAGCATAAGCCATAGATTCAATTATCTCTTCAGAAAATATTTTATCAGCAACACTACCCCAGGTGTTCTTAAAGTACCTTTCAAAATCACCTAAAGGAAACTTTATCTTATAATCATCAAGCTGCTTCTGGGTCATATTGGGTGACCAATAGTCTTGATAATTTGCTTCCCGACTGTACCGATAACTAAAATACAATGTCTTGCTCTGCTTCTTAACAAAAGAGGTAAACAGAGAATAAAGGATATGAGTTTTAGTTGATACTGTAGAATCAATTACACCTAACGAGTTTGGGACGTTTCTCATTGACCCGTCAAGCTGTACAAAGAACTTTGGGTTCTTCATATCAAACATTTCCGAGAAGGTGTATCCTGTTATATTAGAAACAATACCCGAAAAGGAAGATATTGCCCGAATAACAGAAGATACATTTCCTTTGCTGTCTTTAAGACGAATTTCTTTTTCTAAGATATTTCGTTTCCCAATAACTCTCAAAAGAGGAGGACTGTTGAGAATAATATCTTTGATTATATCGTAATGGACAAATTTAGTTTGTTCCTTAGAATTAGCACCCAAAACAATCTGCTGTCTAGGCCAGTTACAAAACTTCCAGAGTTGAATTAAACAAGCAATGAGGGACTTCCCGTCCCCACGAGGCCAGCATAAGATAATCAACTTATAAATAAACCTGCTATCAATCATTCGCAAAGCTTGACGGAAAACAGGTTTTTGTGAGTTCCAAAAGCCCCAATAGCTTCTGCCTGTCTCAGTACTAAGCTCTTTAGGCAAATCTTTCACAGGAGTCCAAACAGCAATGTCATTTCCTTCAGGATAAATAGGAATAGATACATTATCTTCAACCCAGCGAATAAATCCTTCAGGCCCATCTTTATAATTCTCAGGTTCATATATCTCATAAGGAGGAAGAGTATCAATATCAATCCCGTCAGCAACAACTGAATCAAGAACGTCAAGAGAAGGAATATCATCAATAGGCAGGTCATCTACTGCATTTTCTTTTTCAAGAGCTTCCGTGTGCTTCACCTTTGATTCCAAGACCTCTTCAGCTACTCGTTGATCATGAAAAACATCTTCAATAGACTTACCTTTCAAAACCCGCTGTTCTTTAGTTCTTTTCTTAAGCACAGGTTTTCTTATACCTTCAGTGGGACTCCAAAGAGTCTTAGCAATTGTCATCGAATCTTCCTTTTCCGCGTTCCGTCGGGATTAGTTTCACTTAATTGAGAAATCCGCTCATAATGTGTCCCGTCTCCATTCAACATCATATCCTCTTCGCTTTTCAGATGATCGGATTCCATCTTGCTAGAAGAAAGAGGAACTAATGAAGGGTCTGCTATGTGTGGAGTTATTTCCAAGTCTTTCCACATCATATGAATTGTGATTAACGTCTGCCTTATCTCTTTATACACAGGATGAATAAACTTAATCCCTTTATTATTCTCAAACACGATTTGAGATAAAGACATTTCGAGTAATTTCAATCTAAGCAAATGGGAATACAAAGGAACTATCTGCATCCCAATCTTAAAATACTGCATCTCATCAAGGTATTTATAAGAACAAGCAATTGTGTCTGTAAGTTGACGGATATAGTTTACATGCACTGCACACTTCCCGCGTTTCAGAAACAAACACTTATCAAAAACACAGCAGAGGACAGCAGAGCAATCTTGTATCCCATCCCAGGCAAACAACTTCATCCCTTCTCGGATGTCCCCTTTATTAAAATCAAAACTGTTTTTAGTTAAGTCCATTCCCATAATCAAGATTCCTTTTCCAATAAAAAATTTATTCACGAGCAAGATAACACAACGGACACTTAATGTCAAATCTTCCTGTAAAAGCATTATATCATAAAACTGCATTTCCGTTAAAATTAACGATAGTGAAAAAGGATAACAGGTAAAAATGACCCGTTTGTAAGTGCTTGATTTAAAGAAATAAAATTTTGCAAACTACAGAGGGGAAGGTTGAGTATTTTAAGCTCTTTTATTTTATTGTCTTTGGGTTTCATTTTTAAGTGTTCTATGCAATTGGAATATACATTGTTCCAAACAGAGCAGTAGAGGAGATAGAAGCAATTGTTTCTTTTCTGTTCTGGGAATCTTATATTGAGTCGGGAATAGATGTATTGCTCTAGATAGTAGAGTATGGTTTTACTCCTTTTAATAGAACGGAATAGGTAAGAAGGGCTAGTAGTAATGGGAAATAAATTGTGGGGTGGTCCCTGTCTGAAAAAACTTCCGCCCCCATATCCAGATAGATCGAGGGGGGTGGAAAGCTAATGATAACAGATAGTTAGATACGAAGGGAATGATAACAGACAGTTAAACACTAAGGTAATGATAACAGGGACTTAGATGTTGCGTCCTATAAGATACATTATGTAAACTTCATTGATATTACTAGGTTTTTTGTTTTTTACCCTGCCTTGACTATCAAATATATATCATTATGCTATTCTGGAATGAAGAACAGGATAAAAGAAGGGGAAAAAGACTCTCAAGCATTTTGCTTAGTCATTTCTCTTTTACATTTATATTTTCTCTTTTACATTTCTCTTAGCATCACTTCTTCAAAAGCTTTTACGATCTTTCCTTTTCTTCTCAGTATCTATTCCCTTTTACTCTTATGCTTCCCCTTTTACTCTTTTCCTTCTTTTAGACCTGAGCTTTTCTCTATTTTCTTTGCAGCTATCTATTAGCTATATTAGCCTATCCCGCGCCTTAAAAGTGCCTTTAAGAGGGTAGTTTACTGTTTTAGGCTGTTTTAGGCTGTTGATAACTCAAATTTACCTCGTTTTTTACCTTCTACAATCCTTGCTATCACTGCAATACAGAGGGCAATCAATTCTAATGCCCCTTAAAGGCTTTATTTTTTCTTACCTTTGTCTTCTATCGTTTACCCTGTTTTATGCTTAGGTTTGTTGTCAAGAATTGCTAATTTTAGGTGTTTATGAGGTCTTCTTTTCCTGTTTTTTAGGCAAAGAAAAAGGGCAATATCATTTATCTTTGATATTACCCTAGTTTACTCTATGCTCTCAAATCAATTCCCCTTGCTCTGCTTGCTGCTAAGTGCGTGTTGACTCTTTGCACGCAAGCTTTAAAAATCCTTGTTTCTTCCTGCCCTTCGTACTTTTCAGGATTAGCAGGGAATAACTTCATACTGATCAATTTTGTTGCAATCTCAGAAATTTTTTTCTCAGCCTTGATCATGTTATTAATGACACTGCATTGGCTCACTTTAGAGGTTTCTTTGAGTCTATAGTTAGTAACAGACGCTTTAGAAAAAAACGCTCTAATCGCATTATCACTAGCATCACCTGATACGACAATCAAATTCCCTTTTTCGCCTCTTTTTACGATTTTTGTCATGATTTTTCCCCTTTTCTCATAGTTTGTTTATACAGTATCGTAAAAAGGCTTTTGCAAGCATTTAGAGCTTGCTTGTTTCCTTTCTCAATATATCGTTCTGAGTGCAGTTTCTTGCAATCAAAAGCTTATTGTCAAAGATCATTATTTTTTACGCTTTTCCTTTATCATGCTATTATATAGGATGTCAAGCGTTTTCTTTGCATTTTGATATATTTTTTATAGCTAGGGGCTATACTGGACATAAGCTGCTAACTTATTGATTTTATTCATAAGCTGCTAACTTATTGATTTTGCTATGCATTTTATATCTTAGCAAAATCAATAAGTTAGCAGCTTGCATTTTCAGGTTTTGGAGCAGGAATTCAGGGCCGAGAAGTGGAGCAAAGGGTAAATTGTGTAATTTTGCTGGGGTTTTTACGAGTTCGGAATTTGTTATATTAGAAGCCCATAAACCTTGCTATGTATAGGAAATAATTGAGCTCCAAAAGAAATACTAAGGAAAGTAAAAAAAACGCTTGACAACGAAATAGACTATATATATATAGGGCGTATATTAGATAGGTAATTGATAGTCAATATTTTAAGAGGTTATCAATTATAGGACGTGCGATTGACACGTTCCTATGACACTTTATCCGTGTCATAGTCAAGGCTCTTTAGATTATTATCAGCGCTCATGAAAACATGAGATACAGGATAACACTTTCCCATGTAAGTAAGGGTGAAACAGGTAATAATCGTGCTGCCCACTTCAATTGTCTTTCTCATTCTGTAAGTTGTCAATAAGGATTTTTTCCTGAATAAACAGCTTGCACCCATAAGGGGATGATGACATTGTTTCCCTTTTATGTCGTCAGGCAGTAGCCTCCAGTGAGCCTGAGTCCCGTCCTACAACAAAATTGATCCAAAGCAGGGAAGGGTAGTTTCCCGAGAATGCGCCTGAATTGACAGGATTTCCAAAGGTTTTCTTAAAGTTTTTGAGCTTGCAGCGAACCGGAAGGAAGGAACAACATGATGGGTAGGGTTTTCTCTCTCTTTTTTCTTTGGGGCTGAAGGGTATGAACTGCTTAGATAGAGTTCATATCCCAAGTTCTTGAATATACATCTTTTCGGATGTCTATTGAGGTGCTTGAATCCCAAAAGGACAATTACAGTAATTGTCCTGGGAAACTTATGAAAAAGAAAAGGAGAGAAAAATGGAATACAAAAGTAATAATCCAATGTTTCGTAGTTTGTCGAACAAAGAGGAAAAACAATTCAGAATGTGGGCTCACAAGGAATATGTCGTTGGCTCAGAAATCAATCCTGTTTGGCACCCTGTTGTTCAAGAAGAGTGTCGGAAAATAAATGGCCTTGCACAGACCCTGGGAGAATAGCAATGGAAAACACAATGCTTTGCAGTAAAGTGATTATGGGCTACAGTCTTGCTTTTCTGGTTCTGTTTGGAATCAGCTATGTACTTGCATATTTCATTTACAAAATCATCCAAAAGTAATCATTGCGGAGTTGTTTCATGCTAAGGTATGAAGCAATTCTGGAACGATTATGTTCCACTAAAGAAAAGGAGAGAAAAGATGGAAAACAAGAAGCAAGAAATGATCCAAAAGGTTTTGAAGTTGTTGGAGCTTGGGAATGATGATAAGAATTCCAATAGCAATGAAGCTGAAAGCGCAAAAAGAATGGCAGCAAAGCTTATGGCTGATTATTCCCTGGAATTTGCTGATCTCAAAGCTAATATCAACAAATCGGAGAACTTTGTCAAAATTGATGTTGATGGAGCTGAGGGTGTCAGAGTGAATTGGGAATTCAATCTTGCAGGATGTATTGCAAAAGTTTTTGATTGTAAGATTGTTGGAAGAACTGAATGGGTAAAAAACATTTGGGGCTTCTCCTTTCTGGGAACGAAAGGTGATTTGGATGTTGCAATCTTCTTTTTCCAATACCTGAGAAGGACTGTTGGAAAAATGAGTGAAAGCAAATATTATTCCAACAAAAATTCTGCTAACACTTACGCTTTTGGGATGACTATGACTTTAAAGGATAGGTTGGATGATCTCTTTGCGCGTAGGGAAGAGTTTATCCCGAGTGATTGTAAAGAGTTGATGGTTGTCAAAGGTAAGGAGTTGGATTCATTTATGAAGGAGCAATACCCAAACCTCAAGATGACAAGTATCTCTATCGGGAAAGATTCGGCTGCTTATTCAAGAGGTCGAGATGATGGACACAGAGTTAATTTGTCACGTCCAATAGGCAATGGAAATTCAAAGTCTGCTGCACAGCTCGGAGCATGAAGATTGCATCTTTTCCTTTATCCTTTGGGATAGAGGAATTGATGGAGTAATTATACTCCAAAACTAAAGAAAAGGAGAGAAAATGGATGAAGCGAAAAAGAAGTTGATGGATCGTGCAGATGAACTTGGAATTAAAGTCAGTAAGTTTTGGACTCTTGAGCGGATTCAGCTTGCAGTTACAACCGCTGAAAATGCTCTGCCTCCAAAGGTTGTTGACGAGACTTCCTCGGAAAATTCTGCAAATCAGGAATGCCCAAGTAATGCTTGTCAAGAATTGCAGGATGAATGGGGTAAGGATGTTAAGTGTTATAATCCTGATTCTAAGTACTGTTCCGCCTGCGAAAAAGATTTTCCTGATACGACGGCTGTCTGCAAAGCAAAAACTTCGGAATGTGCTTTACAATCGAAAGCAGCAAAATCAGCTCCGAAAGCGTCGAAAACAGGAACAGGAAGACCTTCTGGGCGTGTTAAGGTAGGATTTGGTCATGTTGAAGGAACACAAGCGGCTGCTATTGATGTTTGTTTACAAGCAGGGATGTCCAAAGTGGACATTCTAAAGCACATCAATGATGTTGGGTTGAATAAGAATGCTTTACCTGATTATGACCTTTGGATGAGAACTATGCGCCATTTTGATGATCTTAAAAAGTTGCATGGAATTACGATTGTTAAGGATGTACATGGGATTTACAAAGGAACGGTTGCATGATTGTTGCTTAAATGCTCCTTCTCGGAGGAGCATTTGCTGGAGCAATTCTGCTTCATAAAGAAAAGGAGAGAAAAATGGAAAACAAGAAGCACACGAATCCTGGTGGAGATGTAGTAGATGTTAAGCTTGGCGAAGGTGTTAAGCTTGGCAAAGGTGTTAAGCTTGGCAAAGGTGTTAAGCTTGGCAATTATGTTGAGCTTGGCGAAGGTGTTAAGCTTGGCAAAGGTGTTAAGCTTGGCAATTATGTTGAGCTTGGCAATAATGTTGAGCTTGGCAATAATGTTGTTGTTAGAAAAAACAACAGCATATTAGTGAGCAGTGGAATATTCATAGCAAATGAATATTCCCAAGGGTTTGTGAAAATAGGGTGTGAAATACACTCAATAGAGGAATGGGATTCCTCTATTGAGAAAATACTCACCCCCCACAACACACCAAAAGAACGTATTGCTTTGTATTTACTGTTTATCCAAGCAGTAAAGGAAAAGCAAAAACATTTTCCAATCAACAAATAAATAGCAGATGGGCAGGCTGTGGAAACAGCCTGTTAATGCACAAGCAAGTCCAAAGTCTTGCTGGAGGTGTAAAAACAATTTAAAGAAAAGGAGAGAAAAATGGAAATCAAGCATAAAAATACTGGAGCAGTGCTTTTTAGTGTGCCGGAAGCAGACTTGCGGAATGCAAACTTGCAGAATGCAAACTTTCGGAATGCAAACTTGCAGAATGCAGACTTGCAGAATGCAAACTTGCAGAATGCAGACTTGTGGGGTGCAGACTTTCGGAATGCAAACTTGCAGAATGCAGACTTGCAGAATGCAAACTTGCAGAATGCAGACTTGTGGGGTGCAAACTTGCGGAATGCGGACTTGCAGAATGCAAACTTTCGGAATGCAGACTTGTGGGGTGCAAACTTGCGGAATGCGGACTTGCAGAATGCAAACTTGCAGAATGCAAACTTGTGGGGTGCAAACTTGCGGAATGCAGACTTGTGGGGTGCAAACTTAGAAAAAACCTGCCTTGATCCGAATAATATTCCAAATGCTGATGTTTCTGATTTCAAAGAAGTGGATGATGCTTATGTGTTTGGATATAGATTAAGAACTTCTCCAATAGCAGGAAAATTTTTAGTTAATGATCGAATCTACGGATGTGAAGTATTTTCCACAGCAGATACAGAATGCCATCCCGGTTGGTACCTTTGGCCTTCTTATCAAGCTGCTTTTGACTGGAATAGGGATGAAATTATTAAAGTAAAAGCCAGAATAATTGATATTCACAAAGCAGGCAACAAATGGAGAGCAAGAACAATTCATGTACTTAGCACAGTAACTGAATAGCAGATGGGCAGGAATAGCAAAATTCCTGCTAATGCACAAGCAAGTCCAAAGTCTTGCTGGAGGTGTAAAAACAATTTAAAGAAAAGGAGAGAAAAATGGAAAGTTTAACACAAGAACAAAGAATGGAAGTAAGAACAAGGTATGCAACACTAGAATTTCCTGATCCTGTATTGGAGCCTGTTTGGTTTGGGAAGCGTCCTGAATTCAGGATTGATGGAAAGAAAGCTATTGTAGATCAGAACACAAACACTGTGTTTGGAATTTGTTCTGATCAGTACAGAGTTGTCCACTATGAAGATATTATCAAAATGGTGGAAGATTCTGTAGCTAAACTTCCTGAATTTGGGACAATCACAGTTGAACCCAATATTATTGCTGATGGAGGCAAGATGTCAATCAAAGCTTTAATGGGTGATACAAAGTATGAGATTAAAAAAGATGATTTTGTTAACCCCCAAATCACAATCCGGACATCCTACGATTTAGGTTGGAAATATATTTCGATGTTTGGAGCTTTCAGGATTGTGTGTTCAAACGGGATGGCAGTAGGTAAAACTTTCAGCAAGTTTGCCAAGCGTCACATCCTATCACTTGATCCCGAACAATTAACAAAAAGCATACAAGACGGAATGCAATCCTATTCCGATCAAGTAGGATTGTGGAAGCAGTGGGCTGAAAAGAAATTGACGGCTGATACATATCAAGCTATGTGGGAGGCTCTTCCCTTTTCTGGAGGAGAAAAGGAAAAAATCGAAAAATTGCCGGAGATTTCTTCAAATCTGCTTTTACCTGATGCAATTTCTCAAGGTGAAGCTACAATGTGGGATTTCAATTCTGTTTTAACACAGTTTGTAACCCACAATGTTACTTCAGAAGTAAGAAGAGCTGAATTGGAACCTGCTATTGCAAGAGCGTTTGAGATGGTTCATTAATTGTAGTGTCTTGCTCTTTACTTGGAGGAGTAGAGAGCTTGATAGTCCAATTAAGGACTAACTAAAGAGAAGGAGAGAAAAATGACAACCAAGTATGCTGTAAAGTTGCAAACAAGAATGGTTAGGGAGCAGGATTTTCCATACAATCGAGAAACTCTTGGAACTACTAAAGATACACTAAACTTTTGTAGATCATTGCAAGATTCTGATGTAGAAAAATTCATTGTTCTCCATCTAAATGCACAAAATGTGCTGAATTGTGTGCAAGTGGCTGTTGGTTCATTAAATCAAGCTGGTATTTACCCAAGAGAAGTCATAAAAACAAGCATTGTTTCCTGCTCATGTGCCATGATCCTTGTACACAATCATCCTTCTGGTCACTTACGCCCATCTGAATCTGATATTCGGATGACCAAACAGATTGCGGATGTTGCAAAAGCACTGGATATTAGTGTGTATGATCATATCATTTTGGGTTTAGATGATGCAGTTTTTAGTTTTCGAGAAGAAGGTTTGATGCCATAAGGATGTTATTTAGATTTCCCTGGGAAATTTATGATTCAAGAAAGGAGAAAAGAAATGTCCATGATAACCGTTATTCCTGCTCCTGATGGAAAAAACAAGTTCATTACTCAGCAGTATGAAATGGGATTATACATTGCTGTTTATCAGGAAGGAAGTACAATGCCAATACAAACATCTTCCTCGATGAAAGAAAAAGCATTCCACAAGAAGCTTAGAAAACAATGTCCTGATTTTATTTTAGAAGAATCGTCAGTAATATAAGTGCTGCGGGTTAAGCATATCAAGAAACAGATGTGCTTTTCCTGGAACACTTATGTTCCCAACAAAAGAATAGGAGAGAAAATGCTAAAACAGAGAGTAGCATGGAACAGAAAGAAAACAGCCAGTGTTGTTCTGGCAAAGCTCAAGGAGTTTACTGTGGAAGAAAGTGCCGCCTATCCCGGAATCTGGAGTGTTAAAGGTTGGTACAATGAAACTAACAGCTTCAATTTTGGGGGTTTTAATTCACAGCAAGAAGCCCAGGACTTCCTGGACCTACTTCATTCAATGTTTTAAAGGAGGAGAGGAAAATGGAACATAAAGCAAGAAATAAAAATTGGCATAAAATAAGTTCAGCTCTTTACCCAAAAGGAATGAAAATAGTTTTACATGCAAACCACAAAAAGATTTACTACGGGAAAATCTTGTATAGGTATTATACACTCAACAAAAATTATGCTCTTTGGAAGAATTATTCAACTGCTGTACTTTGTCATGATGGAAAAGTAAGAACAGGAATAAGTGTTTCTGCTCCAAAAGGTTTTGAGTGGCTCAAATATTTCCTGTCCTGGGTTCTAAAGAGTCTGTAAATGTTGCTTGAATTGCAAAGGGAAACTTTTGCAATTCGCTGGAACATTTACGTTCCCAATAAAGAGAAGGAGAGAATAAAAATGAAAAAAGAACTTGTAGATCACTATGGAAATGGAACAACAAATGTAGATGTAAAAACAGGAATTATTCATTATGGAGTTATTAACCAAAAGGAAGTTCTTCAAGTGTGGGCAGATAGTTCAGAACCTATTTACATTTGTGGAAACTGTGAACACAAGCCCGACAGTAGTGGTGATGTTCAATATGACGAGTGTCCTGATTGTGAAGCAGACGGTTTTCAGTATGAAAAAGAAGGCTACATTTGCACCCAGGATTATGATGATATGGATATTTTCATACTCAGATCACCTTTCTACACCCGTTGTGCTTATTGTTCTCCCTGTGCTCCTGGTGCAGGGGATTTAATGTCTCCTGATAATCTTGGGCCTAAAACTTATTGTTTTGGTGATGATTGGTTTGAAAGTGGGAAAGCTCCTTATCCTATTTTCAAAGTAAAGAAAGGAAAAGCCAACCTTAAAGAGAAGGAGAGAAAAATATGAAACGCCATACTGTAGAAGTTCGGAAAAAAGGAGAAAACTATTTTGAACCCGGAGAACTCATAAAAACAATAAAGCGAGTGCTCCGAGCAGAAGCGATCGGGAATTTTAATCCTGTCTTTTGTCAATATGAAAAGAAAAATGCCTTGTCCGATCAAAAGAGGGTGATCTGTCTGATCCATTCAGAAGAACTGACAGCTATTTAAAAACGCTTTATATTGAGATGTAAAAGGAGAAATGAAATGGAGTTTGTAACTATTGATACTCTTGTGAGATTAGCAAAAAAGTCCCTAGAAATTGAAAAATCAGAAGAACAAAGGGAAACGGAATTGCTGGTTTTGCAACACATTCACACTCTGCTCCAAGAGGGAAAAACATTGACAATGGATGAGAAGGATGAAATCAAATTGTGGGATGATACCTACTGCTAATGAAAGGAGAAGAAAATTATATATAGAGTTTGGACAAAAAACATGAATGAGAAATATTCTATAATGACAGATTGGCAAACAAGGGGTGCTTGCTTAAAAATGATTTTAGGAAGGTGGAGGCATTGGCCTCCTTTTGCTTTTATTTCCCAAGCAAAAACACAAGAAGCTTTTGTTAGATATAATGGAGAATGAAAATCAAACGATGACAAGGAGGGCATACCATGAAACATTTTATTGATAGATTGCGGGACAGGACACAGGAAGAATTACAGGCGATGATAAGGCGGCAGAAAAATCAAATCGAAATAGCGCAGAGGGATCTTGAATTAATGGAACGGGTACTTGCTGAAAAGGGGGCATACCAATGACAAAAAATGAGCTAAAAAATATGAGGCATCCGTACATGGACCCCTTGCCAAAATACTCGTGGCGGGACATTGCCGGGGGCGTGATCTTGCTCCTGGGGGTTGGTGCGTTGGCATATGTGGTGTTGTTTTTTAACTCGTAGAGGGGCATACCATCAACCAGAAAGGAGGAAAAGAAAATGAGCAAAAGTTATTCAGCAACAGGAGTTGTTTATGGAAATTGTTGGGGAGGAGGAAAGTGTAGATATGCAGCAACAGAGCTGTCTGGGTTTTCTTCTTTAAGAGCATTAAAAACCGAAGCAAAGGAAATGCTCAAAACGGGTGCTTTAGATTCAGGAATGGGTTATGAGTCTTTAATTGGAGCTCTTTTGTATATCAGAAAAGAAACAACCATTACCTTCAAAAAGAAAGTGTTTTACAATGTGGAAATTTTTCCTTGGTTTGTAGGAAAGCTATCAGTAGAAGAAGGAGATTTTTTAGCTGGATTAATATACTAAAAAATAAGGTGAAGTCTATGAAAAAAGAGTATACAAATAGAAATCCAAATGAAGCATTTAATCAAGCTATTGCAGAAGGAAGATTAACAATAAATCTGGAGGATAAGAATTTTGCCGGAGATTACATGTATATGGGAACATATAATGGGAGAGATTCTTTCAAGCATTGTGATTCCCGAAAATACGATGTTTAAACCAATTAAGAAGGAGAGGAAAAATGACAAAATTTAAAGTGGGAGATAAAGTCACAATAACAAAGCCGATAACTGCATATTACTCCTCTTATGGAGGAAACCCAGAAGTTGTTATTCAGCCAGGAGAAGTAGGAAAAATAAAAGTAATAAATGTTCCATCAGTAAATTCCCATTCAGAATTTAGTTGTGTTGACTTTGAAAAGCCCGGTGTATTTCAAGGAAGTCCTAAACACAATAACTGCACCTGGAGAATTGCTGCTAAAGATAATGAATTGAAAAAGTACCTTGACAATTGATAGCTAGTAATTATATTCTTGATTACAGGTGAAGACATGAGAACCAAAAGAATACTTGAAGAAGAAGAAAAGATTGCTTTTCAGCAATTAGTTCCCGGAACGAAGAACTGGTTTGATTACTGGAAGAAACATCCGTCAGAACAAAAAGACATGATTGCTTTTATGGAATCAAGAAAAGAAGTTAAACCCACATTAAAGAAAAGGGGAAGCTAATGGAAAAAGAAATTAATTTTAAAGAGCATTACAAAAGCAAAACCGAAAGATTCATAGCTTTTAAAACCCATGTATATGATTATCTTAAATACACAATAGCCAAATCATTCACTACAGAAGAAAAAGCCCAGCATGAAGCAATTGAGTTGAACAGAACTGAAAAATCTATCATTTGGGCAAAGGGGTGAAATATGAATTTAAAAGAAGCTGTTGAGATCGTTTTTAATAAGCTTGCTATGTCTAAAGGTGTTGAAGAAGTGCCTTTTACAATCCTTTACCTTGCCTTAAAACAAGAGTTTCCTGCTTTGATGCAAGGTGTGACAGAAGCACAGCTTGAAACCATTTGTAATGAAGAAGAATAACTTACCATCAACTACCTTAAAAGGAGAACCAGATGAAAAGCACAGGAAAAAGTATTTTTTTGAGATTGCCAGAAAGCTTAGATGATCGACTTGATCTCCAAGTTGAAAGAATGTCCACAAGCAAATCAGCCTTGATACGTCAAGGGATAGTTAAAGTGCTGGAAGAGCTTGAGAGCAATGAGCCGACAAAACGATTTGTTCAAGGGCGAATTTAACTACCAAGGGGAAACTCATGTCTTATATAGACATGCCCCCGAAGGACAGGAATGGATGACTCTGACAAACGCCTTGGCAAAAAAGCTGGGTGTTATTCACTGGACAATCAGAAATTATTTTTCAGGTGAGAAGGACAACTTTAAAATCCAAAGGGAAGTGCCAAAAATTCCTCGGAAATTTAACAAACAGAAAAATTATGAATTGGAATAGGAGGAAAGGAAATGTCCTGTCAGTATTGTAAGAAATTCCAAGAAGCAGAACTGCGAGAAAATAGCAGGAATGGGAAAGGAGCTATTATCTATCAAACAAGATATTGTCCTTCAAAAGACAATATGTTTGATAAGCATAATAAAAGATGTGAACATTTTTCTGCTGCAACAATCTTTTGGTGTGATATATTTATTTGTTGGAAAGATATAACAGCTTGTTTATCATCCCAAAAGCATGAGTCTATTGGATGTAAAACCTGCAAGCAGAAAAAAGCAATCAATGATTTTGCTGTCCCAAAACCTGTGTTGAGAAAACGTGCAGAGGCAGAAGTTAAATCAATCATTTTGAAGAAAAGGAGGACACTATGATGGATTTAGAAATGGCTGCTAATGTTTATTTTGGAGAATTTGTTCCTATCGAAGATGCTAATTTAGTTTCAAATGAAACTCCGGAATCAATTCTTATTGGAAGTCAAATTTTGCAAGGTCTATCTGAAGATGCTAAACAAGCTCTGGATATTTTCATTGAAGCAGCAGATGATTGTTTTTTAGGAAATGGAAAACTGCGACATATGAAAATCCGTCAAATGCTTCGAGATCAAGGTTGGGCATTTAAAAAAGTATTTTCTGTAATAGAAGAACTAAAAGAATTCTCTCGGAGTTTCTAGCTTTGAAAAAAGAGGTTATAATATAAAAGGAGAAATTGCCGTGATTCTTTTAAAAGATATAACAGTTAAAACCATATTTTTTGAACATGATATATTTAGCGATCCTATAAAAACTGTAGCTGCTATCATTCCAAAAGAAAAAGACACATTTTCTATCTTCTTCCCTAATGGTAGTTATGATACAGATTGCATTTTTGACAAACACCGAAAGGTGTGGAAAGGAAAACCATGAATAAATCTAGACGTTCACAGCTTCAACAATTGAGCGATAAACTTGATGAAATTAAAAACCAATTGGGAGAGATTAGAAACGGGGAACAAGAAGCATACGATAATCTTCCAGAAGGACTACAGCAAGCGGAACGGGGGGAAGAAATGCAATCTGCAATAGACAGTATGGACGAAGCAGAAAATTCCCTTGAAGAAACAATTGATGCCATAACAGCAGCAAAGGAGTAACAATGATTAATTATCTTAATCCAATAGAATGTAAAGTAGATGCAAAAACAGCAACTTTAATCCGACCCATCTTATCTTACACATCTGTTTTTTACCAACAAACAGCTTTTAGGAAAATAAGAAAAGAGTACCAAAAATCATCTTTAACTAAAGATGATAGTGGATCATATTATTTCCTTACAGGATTGCTGCCTAGGGTCATTGCTCATTTAAAAAAGATAAGCCCCTTGCCGACGCTCTCAGTTGAAAGTTTAGGCATATCTGCACCTATTCAGCATCATAAGTACAAAGTAAAAAATCTAGTCCTAAGAGAAGATCAGGAAAAGTTAATCCAACAAGCTTGTGTTGCCCAGAGAGGAATCATACAAGCACCCACAGGCAGTGGAAAAACCATAATAGGGATTGCCCTTTACTCCTGTTTCGATAATTGTAAACTCCTTTGGCTTTGTCACACAAAGGATTTAATGATCCAAACAGCAAACGAATTCAAGAAGTTTGGTTTCACTTCAATAGGTTTAGTAGGTGATGGGAAGCTAGAATTGAATAAGCAAATAACAATTGCTACCCGTCAAACATTCAAGAAGGTCAATCAAGACGATTATGATATGATCATTGTGGATGAAGCCCATCATTGTAATTCCTTTAAATCGGATTATTTTGACATACTTACGAAATTGCCTGCACCTTTACGATTTGGTTTAACTGCTACTCCTATTGATACAGAAGAAGGAAAACTTGCCTCGGAAGGGCTTATAGGGCCTCTTGTAGCTTCTTTATCAGTTCAAGAAGGCAATGACTTAGGCATTATTGCAAAGCCTGTTATAAGCCTTCTCAGAGTGCCTAAAAATCATTCTGTTAATGAACTGCGACAATATCAAGACGTTTATGCAGAAGGGGTTGTCCACAGTTCAGTAAGAAACAATCTGATTATTGATAAAGCTCTGGAACATGTTAATAAAGGTGACAGCGTTCTCATTCTTGTTAATCACATTGAGCACGGAAATAATTTACTTGAAATTGGGAGAGAGAAGAACCTACCTATCCTTTTTGTTCAAGGGAGTACAGGCAATGATGTGCGTGTGGAAACTAAAGAAGCACTAGATGCTAAACATATCAAATGCGTTATTTCGACAGTAATATGGTATGAAGGAATTTCTATCCGTTCTCTTAACGTGATTATCAATGCTGCGGGAGGGAAATCAGAAATCAGAACGCTCCAAACAATCGGAAGAGGCTTACGAGTAACAAAGGATAAGAAAGATGTTATTATTTATGACCTTTGGGATGTTAGCCATAGATTTTTAATTGAGCATTCAGGAGAACGTATTTGCACTTACATGGATCAAGGTTGGATGTAGATGAACCTGGAATCATTTGACACAATTGCATACCTTGAATCTCTTGGAATTGAATATCGGGAATCTGGAAAGAATATCAGCAAGAACTATATTGGGGTTTGCTGTCCTTTCTGTGATGACAATTCCTTCCATCTAGGAATACATAAGCAGTCCAAAACCATATCCTGCTGGAAGTGTGGGGTGAGAAGCAATGTGCTTAAACTGATCCAAGAAGTATCCCTAGTTTCTTATAACCAAGCTATAGCCATCTTCTATAAATTCCAAGACTCTTCTTTGGCTTATTTGAACCCAAAAGAAGAAGTGAGGCCCCAAAGTTCAGTTGATCTACCCAAAGGAAGCAGTAAGAATTTTACTGGAGTTTTTACGAATTACCTTTTTAAGAGGAATTTTCAACCTGATACAATCATTAAAACCTATGATTTGTATGCAGGAGCAATTGGAACAGATTTTGCTTATAGAATTATTATTCCTATTTATCAACAATATGAACTTGTTGCCTATTTGGGCAGAGATGCCACAGAAAAAAACACTCTAAAATATCTGAATTGTCCCGTTGAGTTAAGCAAGATTCCAATTAAAGAATGTCTTTATAATCTTGATGCTGTTCGAGACAAAGCAATTATTGTTGAAGGTGTTACTGATGTTTGGAGATTGGGTGCAGGAGCTATTGCTACTTTTGGTGTTCAATATACTCGACAGCAACTATCTTTATTGATTGGGTTAAAGAAAGTGTTTGTTCTTTATGATCAAGATGCTGCTGCTCAATCTGAAAAACTTGCAAATGAGCTTTCTTGCTTTATTGGCTCTGTTGAAATTCTGTCGTTGGACAAAGGCGATCCTGCTGATATGTCCCCTATTGAAGCATTGAAATTAAAAGCATTTTTAGGATTTTAAAAATATTTGCTTGACAATCAATTTAAACGTAGGTATAGCTATAGATAATGAAAGGAGGAGCTAACACTATGAAACTACGGACAATCAAAGAAATGAAATGCTTGCAGTGCACTCACAAATGGCTTCCTAGAAAATATGAGGTTCACATGTGTCCCAAATGTCACTCGGTTTGTTTCGATTCAACGGAGGATAAAAGCAAATATGGAAAACGATACCCAAAAAACATTTAATCCTTATGGCACTTATAATAGTTTTAATCTGCCTTTTTGTCTTACAAAATTTCCTGGTTTATCTTCATCAGCAAAAATCTTATGGTCAATTTTAGTGTATCATGCAGGAAGGGACGGAAAATGTTTTCCGTCCCAAGAGCTACTGGCTGAAGAGATGAGTTTATCCCGACAACAAATTAACAATTTAATTAGGGAGCTTGTCCAAGCAAAGTTTATTAAGATTAATAAACCTCAAGGACAAGAAGTTCTACTCCATTTCAATAATTCTTACTCTTTTCTTCTTCATCCCATTCTTGAAATCTTACCTGAGAGTAGTGTTTCAGATGTAAAGTCCATTTTACATCAGGAAGACAAACCCATTTTACACTCTAATGACAACTCTGTTTTACATCCTAATAAGAATATAAATAATAAGAATATAAATAATCTTTCTTCTAAAGAAGAAAGTGTAAAGAAACAAGTTTCTTCCAACACTTCTTGTATTGCTAATATTGCAAGACCTATATTAATGAAAAGAAAAGAAACACTTGTTAAATCTAAACCCACCCCAAAGAATAAAGTTCTTGTTAAACAAACAAACTATGCTGCTGAAGTAAAATCAATCCTTGATTATTGGGAAAACAAAGGTTTGAAGGTTCCAAAAGAAACTACAGAAACATCTAAAACAAACCTTGCCTCTTGTAAAAACATCTTGAATGGGAAATTATTTGATAAGCAATATTCAAAACAGGACATTTTGAAAGCAATTGAAAATTATAGTTTGGCAGCATTGAATTTAAAGTTTCAACCTATGAATAAAGATTTCTTGCAAAAGCAATATTTCCATCAGTTTGTTTGGAACAACTACTCAACTAATGGAGATAGATCATTGTTCCAGAAGTATCTTGAAACTGAACCTCAATTGTTGAAAAGCTTTGACAACAATCTAAAACCCATCAATCCTGTTGTTCACAAAACAATTGTTGATTGGTACAGACATTCTGTTCTAGGCGGGATAGGAGGGAATTTTACCGCAGAACAAGAAAATCAGTTTGTTAAAGGAGCAAACAAGGTAACAGAATTTTATAAAGAATATAAACATCAATTTACTTCAGTGGGATTTACTGAAGTAAGTCTTGCAAGAGAGCTTTGCGAATATTTCCAAAAGAAAAGCAATACAGGAATGGAAATTCATCCGGTTTACTTTGTAGATAAAAAAACCTATGAAACATACTTTCCACAATATTTACTACAGCAACGATCAATAAGAGAAATTAACTAATCAGGAGGTTTTTGAATGGTTATTGCTAGAAAAACAGTGGAAAAATCATTAGAAGACAAAGTCATAATAGGCATGATTATGTCAACAAGGTTCTTAAAAGATATAGTTCCATTATATAAACCCGAATATATGACTAACTCCTTTGCAAAGATTATTTGTAATTGGGTTATAGAGTATTATGAAGGATATGAAGAAGCTCCTAAATTCCACATCAAAGATGTTTTTGAAATTGAACGAGCAGGAATTGAAGAAGCAGACGAAAAAATAATTGAAGTATATTTGTCCAAGCTGTCCAAACAGTACACAGAAGAGCAAGAAATTAATGAAGAGTATTTTATTGATAAGGTTATTAGTTTTTTCAAGAAAAGAGAACTGGAAATTGTAAATGATCGAATGGGCAAATTCCTGCTTAACGGGAAAATTGATGAGGCTGAAGCAGAGATTGTAAATTTCAAAAAAGTAGCAAAACAAGTTTCTATGTGGATTGATCCATATACACCTGAAACTGTAAAAAGAGCATTTGATACATCATCAGATGTGGTTTTACAGATGCCGGGCAGATTAGGAGAATTTATAGGCCCTCTTGAGAGAGGATGGCTCATTTCTATTATAGGAGGATTTAAAAGAGGCAAAAGCTGGGGTATGATGGAACTTGCTTTTAGGGGAGCTATTCAGCAAGCAACCTCTACATCGAATATAAAGGTCGCTGCTGTCTCTTTAGAAATGAATGCTACGAATGTTAATAAAAGACTATATAAACGAATAACGGCCTTCTCAGACGATGGGGGGGATACTGTGATTCCTTGTTTTGATTGTCAAGCGAATCAGGAAGGAACTTGTGATCTTCAAATAAGAACTAATTTTCATGCTTTAGTTGGAACAGCATACAATCCGACATCAATTTATAAGCCTTGTACAGCGTGTAGAAATTTGAAAGATTATGAGCAACCTGGTAACTATGAACTTACAACCTGGTGGGAGACTGTTGTAAAAGAAAAATTTACTGAGCAGAATGTTTTAAAAGCTATAGAGGGCTTTAGAGAAATGCGGGGAGATAATTACAGAGCTATTTCCTACCCAAGATTCTCAGCAACAATTTCAGACATAAAACGTGACCTTGATTTATTAGAATATTCTGAAGGGTATGTTCCAGATATAATAACAATTGATTATTTAGGAATAATTAAGCCTGATAAGAAGTATTCCCAGGACTATCTAGCCCTTGATAATATGTGGAAAGAAGTTGCTGGATTAGGAGAGGAACGTCATGCTTTAATAATTACAGGTTCCCAGATTAATAGAGGAGAATTATCAAAAGGGAATATTGAAGAAGGAGGATTAGCAGGATGGGTTGGACAAGAAGGACATGTGGATAAATCTTTTGCTTTGAATCAAAAGAAGGATGAAAAAGTAAGGGGTTTGTTGAGATGGAACAAACTTGCTGATAGACACAATGATTTTAATGAACTGGAAACTTGTTATGTGTTACAAAATTTAAGCATTGGGCAATCTGTGTTAGATTCAGAAATTGTAAAAGCAAAGGGGGGGAGATAGTGAAAGTGTAAGAAAACTTTAATGGGTTAATTTACAGTTTTTAGGAAAATGTGTTATATTAAAAATAAAAGGAGAGCAATATGTCAGTTCATCTTTGTCCAAACTGTAGTTACGAAATAACTGAAAAAGAGTATGAACAAGCGGAAGAGAATTTTCTTTGTCCAAAATGCTTCACAAAAAGAATTTCTGTTTTTAGGGAAAAAGGAGAAAACTATGCTTTCAGTAACAAAAAGATTTAAGTTTGATGCTGCCCATCATCTTCCTTATTATGAAGGAAAATGTTTTAGACCACATGGACATCGTTTTTTTCTTGATGTGTCTGTAACAGGAAATATTATTAAAGAAGGACATAAACAAGGAATGATCATTGATTTTGTTGATCTTAAAAAAATTGTAGCGGGTATAGTTGGTAAATTAGATCATAGTGACTTAAATGCTTTTTTTGACAATCCCACAGCAGAAGAAATGCTTTTATTCATTGTACATAATTTATATGCGGAATGTATAAAACACAAAATAATACTAGTGAATGTTAAGCTTTGGGAAACAGAAGATTCTTATGCTGAGTGGAGAAATAATGAAATTAGCTAATACTTTTTTATGCCCCGGTTGTTCAGAAGTTTTTGATTATTCTCAAACAAGATACTGCCCTTTCTGTGGGAATAAAACTAATTTATTTCTAGGCAAAATTCTAAATCGTAAGGAGGGAATAGATGAAACCCATTTTGGTAATAATTCTATTAACAGCCCTACTCTATCAAACACACATAATGAGTGTGGCAATAACACCAGTAATGATGGCTGTGAAAACAACAGAAACATTGAGACTAGCAGCAATCAAAGCGGGATTGCCCGATCCAGGAGAGCGGATAGCAAAAGCTGTATCAATCTCAGCAACTCAGACAGGAATTTCAAAAGAACTTATCCTAGCATTAATGCACTCGGAATCAGGATTCCAACCCAAAGCAATAAGCAGCAAGAATTATCGGGGATTGATGCAGATACCGGCAAGACTCGAATCATTGACAGCCAATACATTAGAAGGAAGCCATATCCTGGCAAACAAACTGATCCAAACCAAAGGAAATTTAACATTGGCGTTAATTCTTTACAAGGGGTGGCCAATAACTAGCCAAAGAGGAAAACAAGAAGCTCAAAAAGTTTTGAGCTTAACAAGAAAACTAAAGGAGGTAATATGAATTTACACGGCATGAAACTAACATCTGAAATAGTTCATAAAATATGCTTCTGGTTTTTATCTGTATTTTTACTAGGCTGTTTTGTTGGAGGATACGGAGCAAATAGATTTATTATCGAAAAGAGATTGTCTGATTCTGTTAAACTCGGAGGAGTTGTTCTTAACGATAAAGTTTACGATTTAAAAGAAAGACCATAAAATATGTAAAGGAGTAGGAAAATGAGAATTAACAGCATTTTTAAATCAATAAATGGAGAAGTATCAAGCAATGGACAAGGAAGAATGACAACATTTATTCGGATGCAGGGATGTAACCTTTACTCAGAAGGAAAAAAATGTAGTTATTGTGATACACCTTTTGCATTTGATCCAAAAGAAGGAAAAAGTATGTCTCTTCCTTCAATTATAAAAAAAGTAAAACTATTGAATTGTAAATATATCACGATAACAGGGGGAGAACCATTATTCCAGAGAAAAGAACTTGAAAATCTTGTAAAGAGTCTAGAAGGACAAGGGTATTCAGTAGTAATTGAAACAAACGGTACTCTTTTTCCTGCCCTTTTTTTAAGGAGCCGTTACGTTATAGATTGGAAATTAAAAAGTAGTAGTGTTTCTGCTCTGATGAAACTTGCATCTTTTTCTGAACTTCGCACCAAAGACACTGTAAAGTTTGTTATAGAAACAAAGGATGATTTTGCGGAGGCTCTTACAGCTATGAAAAAAATAAAATATACTTCTTTTGGTTATTGTGATTTTTCATTTTCTCCTGTATTTGGAAAAATAGAGCCTAATGATCTTCTAAATTGGATGAAAGAAGCAAATTTAAATGATGCAATTTTAAATGTCCAATTACATAAGCTTTTGAATATTGCGGAACCTACATGATTTCAATACATTATAAGCCCAAATAAATCTTTACAATTTTGAGTGGACTATGCTATGATATAAGTAATCAAGAAACAGGAAAATAAAAAATGAAACTAATTCCATTAACACAAGGAGTATTTGCTCAAGTCGATGATGAAGATTTTGAATATTTGAATCAGTTTAATTGGTTTGCTCTTAAAACAAAATACACATTCTATGCTTCTAGAAACATCCAAATAAAAGGAATGTGGACAACTATTCGTATGCACAGAGTTCTTATGAATACTCCGAGGAATCAAAAAGTGGATCATAAAGATCATTATGGATTAAATAATCAAAAATACAATTTAAGGCGTTGTACTGATCAGCAAAATCAAGGAAACAGAAGAAAAACAAAAAAAGCAACATCACCTTTGAAAGGTGTTTCTTGGCATTTATTCTCTCAAAAATGGAGAGCCCAAATTAGAATAAATAAAATAAAAATTCATTTGGGTCTTTATACCACAGAAATTGAAGCAGCTTTAGCATATAATGAAGCAGCTAAAAAAGAATTTGGTGAATTTGCTTGTTTGAATTTCAGTCAATAGATTTCCTAGAAATCTAATTTTATTAACAATTTTAAGGAGGAAAGAACAATGGTAAATGCAGAAACAGTAGATTTGAGTGAGGTGAGAAGCACCATCAAACTTCTTAATGAAAGTGGCCTTGCTGAAAAGAAGATCATTGTAATTGGTAAAAAGAAAGAAGATTTGTTGTCCCTTTTTGTTTCAACAGTAGAGAGCATTCCTGATGAAAAAGCTAATGACCTTCCTTCGGAAGTTATTGTTTTCTACAATAAAGTTACTGCTGATGATGAATCTGCTGATGATGAATCAGCTAATGATGAATCTGCTGAAGAGAAAGCTCCGACTCCTGCTGCAAAGAAGCCTGCTCCTAAAGCAAAAGAAGAAGCAAAAAAAGTTGAGCCTGCTCCTAAAGCAAAAGAAGAAGCTCCTGTTAAAGAAAAGAAAGAACGTAAAGTGCCTGCTCCGAGAGTTTTTGAAAAGGATGAATTTGGTTATGTTGTCGGAACAGGAGCAAATCTGATCAATAGGGCAATCATTGATTCAGGTGATGCAGGAACAACAAAAGCCGAGATGGAAGCAGCAAGTGGAAGAACTGCTAATTCTCATTTATATGCTATTATCCACCTGAAAAAAATTCCGGTTGTTCAAAGAGAAGGCAGATTTTATTATGAGCCTGAAGGAATGAAGAAGAAAGCAGCTCTAGCTCCGAAGCCTGCTCCGAAAGGTAAGAAGTAATGAAACAACAACTAATTGAAAAATCAATTAGTGATGCTTTACTCGCATTGGGTTTAAATCTTGAGGATGCAAATCTAAAAGAAACCCCAATGCGAGTAGCAAAGATGCTGATCGAACTTACTAAAAACATTGATGCAGATGAGCCGACGGAAGAAGAAGTTACAACCTTCTCAAATGATAAAAACTATGATGAAATTATAATGCTAGATAATATTCCCTTTACTTCTCTATGTTCTCATCATCTAGTTTTCTTCAGTGGCCTTGCTTATTTTCTTTATCTTCCTAACAAACTGTTGATAGGTGCTTCAAAGGTTGCAAGACTCATCAATTTTTACAGCAGCAAGCCTCAAATTCAAGAGAATTTAGGAATTGAGATTGTTGATGCCTTTGAAAAAATAATTGCTCCTAAAGGCTGTATGTTAGTTATGAGAGCTGTTCATTCGTGTATGTCTTCCAGAGGAGTAAAAACAGGATTAAATGCAGGATTAACTACATCAATAACACGGGGAGTTTTTAGAACAAGTCGGGAACTTGAAGCAAAAGGTTTAGCTCTTATCCAAATGACAAAATAACAATCATCTTACAGGTGAAAAAGGAAAATGTATGCTACTTCGGCCTATGAAAGCACCCACCGATCCAATTACAGATGCAGAACTCAAATCAATCAAATTTCCCGTTGTAGGAAGTCCTAAACTAGATGGATTCAGATGTCTTGTTGACGAAAGAGGAGGATTAACTTCTTCCATGAAACCATTTACAAATCGTTTTGTAGCTGAAACACTAAAAAATCCTACCTATTTAGGACTTGATGGGGAGATAGTAGTCGGTGCTCCATATAAAGAAAATGATGACGATGATGTTTTTCATAGAACATCTGGCCCTATTCGGAGATTTGACGGAGAACCTAACTTCAAACTGTTTGTCTTTGATAATTGGAAGTATGGAGGATCATCTTATAATGATAGATGGATACAATCTCTTCCTACTGAAGAAGGAAGAATAATTGTATTAGAACAAAAATTCCTTAAGAATGCTGATGAAGTCATAGCTTTTGAGCAAGAAATGGTAGAAAAAGGATACGAAGGAGCTATGATCCGTTCTTTATGGGGAAAATATAAAGAAGGGAGAACTACTCTGAGAGAGCAAAATATTTTCAAACGGAAACCCTTTGAAGAATGTGATGCAGAAATAATTGGTTTTGAAGAAGCAACGGAAAATCTTAATGAGAAGATTACTGATAGTAGAGGATTAAGTCATCGTTCTTCCCATCAAGAGAACAAACATCCAAAAGGAACTTTAGGCAATTTTATTTGTCGATCACCTATGTGGCCTACTGTTGAATCATTCAAAGCAGGCCCAGGTTCAGGTTTTACTGATGTTCTGAAACAAGATATTTGGAATCATAAAGAAGATTTCATTGGTCGTATTGTATCCATCAAGTATCAAAAGTACGGAAGTATTGATAAGCCAAGGATGCCTAAAGTTCTTAAAATCAGAGAAGGATGGGATTTGTAATATGCTTATAAATATCCCGATCGAAAGTTTAGAAGAACGCTATTCCCAACAGTGGAATTCATGGTTTCCAGAAGAATTTACAAAGCATGATTTTCCTTTTATTACGATTCATCCAACTCCACTTACAAATAAAATTGAACGCGGGAGTTTTTTAGATGTAGCTGCAACAAATTATTTCAAGGCAACTCAGAATGCCGTCATTGCATCAATGTTCTATAAAGATGAAATTACTGATGGAGATGTTCTTTTCTTCCACGATATTTGGCATCCAGGACTTGAAGCAGCAGCTTATATGAGAGACGGATTAAATCGAGATGTAAAGATATGTGGATGTATTTTTGCAGGAACTTATGATCCCTATGATTTTACTTTCAAAAGAGGAATGGGTTATTGGGGGAAGGACTTAGAAAATTCCTGGTTTAAAATCCTTGATAAAATATTTGTTGCTACTGAGTTTCACAAGAGATTAATACTTGAGCATAGAGATTGTGATCCGAAGAAATTAATTGTAACAGGACATCCTGTGTATTGGGAAGTTCCTAACAGAACAGCTCCTAAAGAAAACATTGTTGTTTTTCCACATCGACTTGATTCCGAAAAGAACCCTCATTTGTTTAATGAACTTGAAACGAGTTCTCGAATGAAAGGAACTGATTATAAATTTATCAAAACAAAAGAAGTATGCCACAATAAAAGAGAATATTATGATCTGCTCCAAAAATCTAAAATTGCGGTTTCCTTTGCAGAGCAGGAAACCTTCGGGTTTGCTATGATTGAAGCTGTTTTTGCTGATTGTCTTGTTTTAGTTCCTGATGCTCTTGCATATGCTGAACTCTATGAGTCTGTTTTTAAATATACTTCTAAACAAGAAGGTGTTCATCTTTTATCTACAATGATGGAAGCTCCTTTTGCTTTTGAAGAAGCACGAGTAAGACAAAAGAAAAAACTTGAGCTTATCGGCTCTTCAGCAATTGGAAAAATGATTAAGGAGATAAAATCATTTTGAACATATATCAAGTAGAAACATCAGCTCACTGCAATGCCGCTTGTTCTTATTGCCCACACAGTAAGATGACAAGAAAACAAGGCAATATGCCCCATAAAACTTTTCTTCAGGTTTTGAAAGTCATGGACAATGATTATTTTGCCTTACATCATTTTGGAGAACCTACTCTGAATTCGTTGCTTCCTGATTTTATTCGGCTAGCAAACAGGAGCAATAAAAAGGTAGGGTTTTCTACAAACGGGTCAAACCTTTCAGCACTAACTAAAGCTATCTTAGCTCACCCTTACCTTGTCCAATTAGCTACAGACTCGTTTGAAACAGAGAACATCATAAAAACCTATTCAGCAATATGTGAAATTGAGAACGTAAAATTTCGCTATCACAGTGTAGATAAAGGCAGTAAACCTTTTATAAACTTTGCAGGAGCTATTGAAGGCAAATCTGAAGTATCTGGAACCTGTTATTTCAAAAAGTATAATTATGTATGTGTGCTTTGGAACGGAGATATTGTTCCTTGTTGCTGCGATTATGATGGGAAAGAAATAATAGGCACTATTTGGGAAGGGGTTGCTCCTAAAGGTAATTATGATCTATGTAAGAATTGTGATGGGTTACAATTTGCTGACGAAGGGCTTTGGACAATATGATTATGTTAGACAGTGGAGCACATAGTCTTTACAAGGAGTTCACAAAAACAGCTTATAAGAATGACTTTAGTTTTTATGAAACTGATGCCTTCTGGAAATATGTTGATGAGTATGCAGAATTTATCAAGCTGCACAAAGACACAGTCACAACATATATCAACATAGATGTAATATTTAACTCCGAATTGACGTGGAAAGTACAAAAGTATTTAGAAAACACGCATAAGCTTCATCCTCTTCCTGTCTTTCATTCTTATGAAGATTTTAAATGGCTATATAAATACATTGATAATTATGATTATATCGGAATAGGAGGAATTGGACAAACTGTAGGAAAGAAGACTTGGATTAAAACTATGGGTGATCCTATTTTCAATATTATCTGTGACACTCCTGATCGACTTCCTAGAGTTAAAGTTCATGGCTTTGCAATTGGAGCGCCTGAATTGATTGTTAAATACCCATGGTGGAGTATCGACAGCGCAAGCTGGGTCATTTATGGGAAATATGGAGGAATTATTGTTCCGAGAAAAACAAAAGGAAAATATGATTACTCAATACCTCCTTATTTAATCAAAACATCTTGGAGGAACTGGCATATCAATATTCCTGGAACTCATATTGATAACGTAACAGCACTTCAGAAGAAAGAACTTGTTTCCTATTTTGAAATGAGAGGGCTGTCTCTTGGAATTTCTGAATACAAAAAAGTAGAAAAAGGTTATAAACTGCAAGAAAATGAAAAATGGCTTGATTTTAAAAAGAAAGATGAAGTTGAGATTATTATAGAAGCAGGTGTTTGTAATGATTATCGGAAACGGGATGATGCCAATCTTTATTTCTTTCTTGATATGGAAAAGCAAATTCCGGAGTACCCTTGGGCATATTATAACAAAACAAGGAGGTTGTTTTGACTATGAAACAAATTAAATTAACTCAAAATCAATATGCTTTAGTAGATGATGAAGATTATGATTATCTTAATATTACTCCAACCCAAAAAGTGAAAAAAGAATTAATCAGAAGCAAGACCTTATTTGACTGACAAACGGATTTTCTAATTTTTAGAAAAGGATGTTATAGTGTTTTTATGAAAGATGAATATGTTGATCGAGTAGTTCCTTTCGGGCAGTGGAAAGGAACTTTAATTGCTGACATTCCTGATTCTTATTTGAACTGGCTTTTAGAACAAGGTTGGTTCAGTAAAAAGTTTAAAGATTTAGTTCCTCTTGTTGACAAAGAGTTAAAATATCGAAAGGATTGGGATTTGAAATTATGACATGGGGACAATTTAAAAAAGCTCTTGAAGAAAAGGGAGTAACAAACGATATGAAAATTGAATATATTGACATTAATTGTGGATTCGACACAGACGATTTAGAAGATGCATCAATTGATATTAATCACAAAAATAATTCATTTTCTATTGTTTAGAAAGGAATATATGAGCACTTTTATCTACATCCAAACACAATTCATTGCTACACATTATTGGAAAGATGCTCCTGATGATGTTGCTTTCCTTAAAAACCCTCATAGACATATTTTTCATGTACGAGTTGATTTTGAAGTCAAACATAATGATCGGGAAATTGAGTTTTTTCAGGAGAAAAAACTTCTTGATTGGCATATCCATTACGAATACAAAAATAATTTAGGACAAAAATCTTGTGAAATGGTAGCTGCTGAAATCTTTTATTTTTTACAAGTATGTGATATGCCTGTTGTAAAAGTTGAGTGTAATGAAGACGGTGAAAACGGAGCATACGTTACAGGAGATTAAATATGAAATCTGCTCAAATTGATATAATCACACTTGATGATGGACGAACTATTAATAGGAATAAAGCTGTTTTCCTTATGAAGCCTTCAGAAAAAGATCCAAACATGTTAATAGCTTCAGATCGAAATTATAAAGTTGATGAAAAAGGAACGATCAGAAGATTGTTTCCAAAAGTAAAGAAAACTAAGAAAGGAAGGTGATTACAATAATTTTGTTATAAAATAGGTAATATTATTTCTTGACAAACAATTTTCTTTCCTGTATCATTTTTCATAAGGAGGAATTTTCTTATGAGAGTATGCATAGTTGAAGGATGTAATGAAAAACATTTAGTTCATGGTTTTTGTAAAAGACATGCAAATCAATTTAAAAGGTATGGTGAAACAAGAACAAGGAACAATAGAGATCCAAACGAATTTATTATTGAGGGAGATATTTGTAGAATTATTTTATATGATAAATATTCTAATCCAAAAGGTGAAGCTATTATAGATGCTGAAGATTATGAAAAATGTAAACCTTATAAATGGTGTCAATATACAGATAGTTATGGTAATGAAAGAGTAATGAATAATGAAGTAGGTCATTTAAATACATTTTTAATGGGTTTTAAACCTTCAAGAATGATGTGTGTTGATCATATTGATGGAAATACGTTAAACAATAGACGGAGTAATAATTTACAAATCTGTACTATGCAACAAAATCAACTAAAAAAGAAAATGCAAAATAATAATACATCAGGACTTAGAGGTGTAACATGGTATGTAAACCCTGGAAAAACAAGTAGATGGATGGCACAAATCTATTTTAATCATCATAGGTTTCATTTGGGTTATTTTGATACAAAAGAAGAAGCCGGACTTGCTTATAATAAAAAAGCGAAAGAGTTATTCGGAAAATTTGCTAAGCCTAATTTAATTAAAAGGAGGTGAGTAAAATCATCCTGTTTTTGTCCGGCAATTTCCCCTCTCTTTCAAATCCTGCTGAGGAAAAGAAATTGATTAAAAAGATCAAAGATTACGGTTGTGAGTATCATAGACTTGTTACTTTCTACCATCGAGAAGAAGCAGAAATCGGAATTGCTTTACAAAAGAAACTGATTTTAAAAAAGAGGTTAAATAAGTAAGTGAAGTTCTTACAAAAATTCGAGGGTTATTAGAAACCGCAGAAGTTGATAATTTTATAGTTGCTGTAGGAATAGACAAAGACAATGATACATTTGATGTTTATTCAGACGGATACTTCAGCCGTGAGTTTATAACTAACGTAGCTCATAATCTCATTGCTGATTTAGTAAAACAAGAAAATGACGTATATGATGAAGAAAATAGTTCTGGAAATCCTACACTTAATTAAGGAGAACAAATGAACGCTTTTAAAATTGATCGAAATGAACTATTTGGCACATTACAGAAATTAAAGCCTGGATTAGCTTCTAAGGGTATTGTAGAACAATCAACTCACTTTATGTTTCTCGGTGATGATGTTGCTACTTTTTCAGATCAGATTGCAATTATCCACCCTTTTGAAATAGGAAAAGATGCTGATGAAAGAGTTTCTTTTTCTGTTAAAGGAGATGAATTCTACAAGATCATATCTGGTACTGAAGCAGGTGAATTGAATTTCACACTTGAAGATGATCAGCTCACAATCACTTCTGAAAGCACAAGTGCCGGTATGCCTACCTTGCTTGATGATAAGGATAAAGTTGAAAAACTTGTCAACAATCTCAAAAAGGAAATGAATGAATGGGCTGAACTTCCTGAAGATTTTATTCAGGGCTTATACCTGTGTATGTTTTCTGCTGCTAAAGATTTGTCAATGGGAACTCTCTCTTGTATTTATGTGAAGGAGGAAAATATATTTTCCTCGGATAGTATTCGAGCTTCATGGGCAGTTATTTCAGGTGAAATGCCTGAATTCCTTATTCCGGTAAAAGATGTTCAAGAGCTTGTCAAATTTACAAATCTAACTCATTATTGTGAATCTGATAATTGGATACATTTTAAAACAGCAGATGATGTAACCTTCTCAGCGAAGAAAATACTAGGGACTTTTAAAAACCTAAGAAAGAGGTTCAATATTCAAGGAACTCCTATAGAACTGCCCTCAGAACTCGCAGAAACGCTAAATTCTATCACCTTCCTAAGTGATGGAGATGTTGATATGAATAAAACAATCTCTATTAAGATTGACAAGAACAAAATTATCTGTAGAGCAGAGAAACAAACTGGATGGATTGAAAAGAAACTTGACTTCAAATATAAAGGGGCAGCAATTCAATTTCTTGTTAATCCGATATTCCTTGCTCAAGTTCTCTCAAAAACAACCTCAATGATTTTGTCTGATACTTGTGCTTTATTTCAATCTGACGGGTTTTCCCACATAATCATGTTGCCCTTGGAGGATTAATGACAATTGTTAGAAGAGGCTTTTTTGACAATGATGATCTTGCTGAAATGAATGTCGGGAAGAACATTGTTGAAGATGCTTGTATTAAATGTGGAGCTTATAAAAGCTGTATCAATCCTAGAATGCCTGTATCTGGAAAAGGGGCTAAGAAAATCTATATGCTTTGTGAAGCTCCTGGAGAAACTGAAAGCAAGCAGAACACTCAATTAGTTGGGAGAGCAGGTCAATTACTAAGAGAAAGATTAGCTGAAAGAGGAATAGATTTAGATTTAGATTGTTGGAAAGACAATTCCATTCGCTGCCGAGTCACAGAAAATGGAGAGAATAGAAAACCAACAAAGCAGGAAATCAAATGCTGTAAAGATAAAATTGATAAATCTATTAAAGAACTGAAGCCTGATTATATTTTCTTGTTTGGGAAGTCTGCTTTAGAATCTACTTTCCTAGATAGATTTTCTGATTTGGAAGTTGGGAATTGGAGAAATCTTTGTATCCCTGATAAAAAGACAGGGGCATACATTTTCCCGATGTATCATCCTTCCTATTTGCTTAGGAATGAAAATGATCCTGTAACAAATGGGGTATTCAATAGAGATTTAGATTTTGCTGTGAGAGGAACTAAATTAGAGCCTTTTGAACACAAGCCTTACCTTGACTACCTTTTCCCTTTAAAGTCCTTTGCTGACATTACAGACATCCTAGAAATCATATTAAAAGAAAAGCCTGAACACTTTTCTTTTGATTATGAAACAACAGGGCTAAAACCATTCAATGAAGGACATACAATTGCTGCTATTTCAGGTTGTGATAATGACGAGTATGCTTTTTCTTTTCTCTATGATCATTTTAAACATCCTTGGCACTTTAAAGAATTTAAAACTATTACTGATCTTTGGATAAAAATACTACTTGATCCTGATATAAAAAAGATAGCAGCCAACAGTAAATTTGAATCTGTATGGAGTAGATGGGTGTTCAAAATTCCTAAGATAAGCAATTTGGATTATTGCACAATGAATTCTGCTCATATTATTGATCCTCAGAAAGGAACAAGTTTAAAATTCCAAGCATACATAAACTTTGGGATTGATGATTATAGTAAATCAATCAAGAAGTATTTGGAAACAACTGATACTAAAGGATTTAATAAAGTAATGGAAGCTCCTGTTGATGAACTCTTGCTTTATTCTGCAACAGATTCATTAATGACTAAATGGCTTTTTAATAAACAAAAAGAGTTTTTTGAGAGACATCCGAAGCAAGAATCAGCAAGGCAGTTTTTCCAGAAAGGTTTAGATTTATTTGCAGATATTCAAATTACAGGCATAAATGCAAACACAAGATATTACTCCCAAGAATTTCTTGATTTGACTGAACAGCTAAAAGAGAAAGAGCAGGAGCTAAGGAAATTTCCTGAAGTTCAACAGTTCGAAACAATGCTTCACAAAGAGCTTGATTTTGAGTCAACAACTGATTTACGAAAACTTTTCTTCACTGTAATGAAATTAGCTTCCAAGAACAAAACAACAACAGGCTTAGATGCAACAGATAAGACAGCAGTCAATGAAATCAATCATCCAATTGCTAAAATAATCCTTGCAAAGCGTAGAATTAAGAAAATGAGAGACTATGTAGGTTTATTCCTCAAGGAAATTAACGATGATGATCGAATCAGACCTTTTTTCAATCTGCATATTCCCATTACTTTTCGCTCAAGTGCAGATTCTCCCAACTGGCAAAACATTCCAGTAAGAGATGAAGAAGCTAAACAAGTTACTAGGTTAGGGATTATTCCAAGTAAAGGAAATAAATTATTAGATTGGGATTATGGATCAATTGAAGTCAGGACAGCAGCATGTTACACGAAAGACCCAACATTAATTGCTTATATTAATGATCCTTCAACAGATATGCACAGAGATACGGCAGCAGAATTGTTTAAACTCAATCAAAAGCAAGTTTCTAAAGACATAAGATTTTATGCAAAGAACGGATTTGTATTTCCTGAATTCTATGGATCATACTATGTTAGTACAGCCAAGACTCTTTGGGCTGAAGTTCCTAAGCTTAAATTAGTTGACGGAACTTCTCTTTTTCAACATTTAAATTCCAAAGGAATTTTGACTTATCAGCAGTTTGAAGATCATGTTAAGAAGGTTGAAAAAAATTACTGGATTAAATTCAATGTGTTTAAGAAGTGGCAAGATCAGGCAATAAAAGAGTTTGCTAATACAGGTCTCGTTGAAATGTTTGACGGATTCAGGGTAGGAGGGTATTTAGGTAAAAATGAAATAATTAATTACCGTTTTCAAGGCACGGCCTTTCATAGACTGCTTTGGTCTATAATTGAAATTGCTGAAGAAATAAAGAAAAGGAGGTTAAAAACTAAGATAATTGCACAAATCCATGATTGTTGTATTTATGATTTAGTTCCAGAAGAACAGGAAGAAATAGTTGCTTTATCAATAGAAGTAGCAACCATAAGGATTAGAAAAGTATTTCCTTGGATAATTGTACCTTTAGAAATTGAGTTTTCGATCACCGAAATTGATGAGAGCTGGTACCATGAAAAAGAACTTAAAATGTAAGTATTTTTACAGTTTTTAGGAAAATGTGTTATATTAAAAATAAAAGGAGGAAGCTATGACTAAAAAATCAAATGTTATTGAAGTTCCACAGTTTCAAGATGTTACACTAACAAAGGGAGAAGTTATTGCTTTAATGAATAGCAGGGGATTTAATTCTTTGGTTAACAATGAAGTAATTCCTGCTTCTATTAAGTATTGGCTCAGACGTTTTAGGAATGAGTTAATTTCAATAACAAAAACTATTGAAGAATTACGAATGGAACGATTAAACATAATTTCAGAAAAAGACGAGAATGGAAAACCTAAAAAAGAAAAGAACGGCTCTTTTGTTATTCCCGATGCAGAAAGAATAAAATTTGAAGAAGAATTTACAGTTCTTTTAAAAGAAGAAGCTGAACTTCCTTTCAAAAAGATCATCATTGATCTTGCTACCTTTCCTGAAAACACTCTTTCCGCAGCGAGTATGAATGAGGTTGAGTGCATTGTAGTGTTTATTGAGCCCAAAGAAGAAGAGGGAAAGTAATATGCCTTTGCACATTTCATTACGTCCTTCTTCATTAGAAGAAGTTTATGGAAATGATTCAATCAAGACTTCCTTGGCTTCAATCTTTGCAAGGAAGTCAGATTTCCCTCATGCTTACCTGTTTACCGGCCCAAGTGGGTGCGGGAAAACTACCTTTGGAAGAATCATTGCTTCTCTTTTAAAATGTGGTCCTGATGATCTTTTTGAATACAATACTGCTAACATGAGAGGGATTGATACAGTTCGGGAAATAGATCAGAATTGCAGATATGCTCCTTCTTCAGGAAGTGTAAAAGTCTATATTCTGGACGAAGTTCACAGAACAACTGTTGATTTCCAGAACTCTTTACTCAAACTTCTTGAGGATGCCCCGTCTCATGTTTTCTTTATTCTTTGTACAACGGAACCTGAAAAACTCTTAAAAACAATCCATACACGATGTTCTACATATCAAGTTCATCCTTTACTGAATAACACAATGAAACAATTTCTCAATGATGTTGTTGTTGGAGAAGGAATTGATGATTTTTCAGGAAAAGTCATTGATAAAATTATTCAGGCTTCAGAAGGAAGTCCAAGACAAGCATTGGTTATTCTAGATCAGGTTATAGATATTACTGATGAACAAGAAGCTGTTGAGGCTGTCAGTTCCTTTATTGCTGATGATATTAAAGAGCTGAAAGAAGTGTTTCAAATCCTGCTTGAGACTAAATCAACAGGGAAATGGGATAGAATACGAGCAACCATTAAAGAAATTGATCTTGAGCCTGAGAAAGTAAGGCGTTCTACATTAGGATATTTGGGTGCTGTTTTACTTAATCGTTCCTCAGATGATCGGGTAGCTGAACTGTTAGGATGTTTCACTGATTCTTGGTTTTATTTAGGAAAGTCTGGAATGATCAGATCGTTTTACTATGCTTGTAAAATATGAGGTAATTATGCTTCATTGGAACTGGATGATACTTGCATTTTATTTAGGGATGGGAATAGGGATTTGTATAACAGCTCTATTTTCTGTGGGGAAGGAAAAATAAATGTTCTTAATAAAACCAAATTATAAGATTTTAACAGGCATTGACTCTTCAACAATTCTCGAAAATATTGAAAGAGCAGGAAGGATTTGTTATAAATCTGAGAAGAGTATAACTTCTAGTTCTGCAAAAGAGTTTGTAAGAAAAATAATTAAATCAGGACATGAGTCTGTAATTGAACATGAATTTCTTTCAATCAAATTCATTTGTGATCGTGGAGTTTCACATGAACTTGTGCGGCATAGACTTTGTTCCTTTTCTCAGGAAAGTACAAGATATTGTGATTATAACGGAGGAGTTACATTTATTATCCCTCAATGGAGTAATCTTTCTGAAGGTCTTTACAAAAAAGATTTCTTACAAAAAGTTCCTGAAAAAGAATACAGCTCATATCCTACATATTTTCAAGATTCTATATGGTTAGAAGCTATGGTTAAAGCGGAGGAGCTTTATTTATCTCTTTTAAAATATAACTGGCTTCCTCAACAAGCTAGAGCTGTTCTTCCTAACTCATTAAAAACAGAACTAGTAATAACGGCAAATTTAAGAGAATGGAGACTTATTCTAAAACAGAGAACTTCAAAAGCTGCCCATCCTCAGATGAGAGAATTGATGATTCCTTTATTGAAAGAATTAAAAAGTAGTGTCTCTGTTGTGTTTGAAGACATAGAAGGAGGAGAATAAATGGATTTAAAAGAAAGCCTTAAACTTGACAAGGGCAACCTTGATGATCAAGCTTTAGAACAAGCAAGTCTTTATTATGAATGGGCGGAAAAACATGCTCAAGCTGTTCTTGCTAGAGATAAAGCAAAAGAAAATTTAACTGTAATTACTGCTGATGCTTCTGCTGATATTAGAAAAAATGCAGAGAAGTATGGATGGGATGCTGATAAAGCGCCAACAGAAACATTTATCAATTCTAAGATACCTCTTCATAAATCGGTATCAGATGCACAACTTCACTTAATTGATCTTCAATATGAAGTCAATCTTTATCAAGCTGCAAAAGATGCTATTGAACAAAGGGGAAGAGCTTTGGATATTACTGCTAAACTCTTCACAGCAGGATATTTTTCTGCCAATAGAGGAAAAAGTATTAGAGACAACATATCAGAAAAATCAAGGGAAAAACAGGTTGAGGCTTTAAATGCTGAACCTCTCAAACCTTCACTGAAAAGAAAGGCATAAATATGAAGTGGGGCTATTTTTTCTATGCAATTGTAGGAATATCTGGTTTTTATCTAATTATCAAAATAGGAGCATGGGCAGTATTTAAAGCATATTTTCAAGTAAAAAAATTAGAAGAAAAGGAGCATAAAAAATGAAATCTAAATTTGACAACAAAGCTTGGGATCAGGGAACAGCAGAAAGCGTAAAAGAATCCCATGCAAGAAAAGAAGATGCGGGAGGGATATATAAAACTATTTTCAAGGATGATGCTCCAAAAGAAAAGATGATCAAAAAGTTTGCAGAAGATGAACATCAAATAAATATCATTCCCTATATTGCAGGAGCATTTGATCCGATTCATTCAGAAGGCAAGATTGTCCATTATGTAGAAGTTCCTGTTCATACAAATATAGGCCCAACAAAAGACTCCTACATTTGCCTTGCAAGAGCCTATAAGAAAGCATGTCCGGTTTGTGAATACCAAGCAAAACTTAGAGAGGACGGAGAAGATAATGACATAGTAAATGCTTTCTATCCTAAGAGAAGAATGATTTACAATGTTGAAGTTATTGACTCTCCGAAAGAACAAGCAAAGGGGGTTCAGATTTTTGAAGTTGCACAATTTTCTTTTAGTAAGCCTCTTGACGAAGCAGCAGAACTTCCTAAAGGCGGAGGTGTTGTTAATTATGCAGGCAAGACAGTCGGAAAAACAATTTCTTTTAAAGTAAAAGGAGGAACTTTTAAAGACAAAAAAACAGGAAAGACAGGGAATAAAGTTGATTATACTTCTTTCCACTTCCTTGATAGGGAGCCTCTTACAGATGAACTCCTTGAGTCCGCTCATTGCTTAGATGAGCTTTTCTACATCCCGACCTATGAAGAAGTTTACAAAGCTTTGCATCAGGAAGAGCCTGAAAGCACTGTTGTTCGTTCAGAAGAAGAAGAAACAATTAGACATGAAGATAATGAAGATGTTCCTCCTTTTGAACCTGACGTAAAAGAAGAGGCAACAGAAGAACTTCCGACAGAGTGTATTTTTGAAGGAGTTGAGTTCGGAAAGCAATTTGATGAGTTTGAAGATTGCAACACATGTGAAATCCGTCTTTATTGTGAAGACAAGCAGAAAGCATTGCTCGAAGCAGCAAAACCTAAAACAAAAGCTCCTGCTCCTAAAACAAAAGAACCCGAAACTACAGGGCCAAGAAGAAGGCCAGGCCGCTAATGCCTCTCCTACTAAAGAAGAAAAAATCTGACATTGAGCAGATCAAAGAAAGTGCCAAAGAAGAGAGTAAAACTGATTTAGACTTTAAGCCTAACGAGGGAAACTTTGATTTAACTGTCTCAACAGGCTCCACTCTCCTTGATCTTGCTATCTCAGGAAAGAAGGTTAGAGGAGGGGGAGTTCCGGGAGGGATTCTTGTTGAAATCTTTGGTCCTTCAGGTGCAGGTAAAACGGGTGTGTTATCTGAATTATGTGGTTCAGCTCAATTGAGAGGAGGTGAAGTTAGGTTTGCTGATCCTGAAGCAAGACTGGATCAAGCTTATTCTCAAATTTATGGGGTAATTGTTCAAGAAGACTTCTTTGATTACAGCAGACCCGATACAGTTGAAGAAATCTTCAGTCTGATTGAAACATGGAAGCCTAAGAACCCAAAAGTACTTAATCTTTTTGCAGGAGATTCAATTGCGGCTCTTTCTACTGAATTAGAAATGGGAGAAGGAGATAAGATGGGCATGAAAAGAGCAAAAGACATATCTGCTGGATTAAGAAAAAACTGTAGATTGATTGCTAATAATAATTGGGTTATAGCTTTTACGAATCAAATCAGACAAGGAACAGACGGAAGAAATGTGACTCCGGGAGGTTTAGGACTTCCTTTCTATGCTTCATTACGAATTCAGATTACCCCACAATTTCAAGGAAGTAAAATAGAAAAAGAAATCACCCTTGAATCAGGAGTAAAAGTCAAACAAGTGATTGGGATTAAAAGCACATGCACAATTGCAAAAAGTTCCATTGATGAGCCTTATCGAACAGCTCCTATTTCTATAATTTTCAACTATGGATTAGATGATGTTCGATCAAATTTACAATATTTTAAAGATATGACAAAAGCAGCAAAATACAATGCTTTCACAAAAGAGTTTATGTCAATGGAAAGTGCAATAAAACATATAGAAAGTGAGGGACTAGAAAAACAACTGAGGGAGCAAACAATTGATTTATGGGAAAGTATTCAGAAACAATTTAATCAAAACAGAACATCAAAAAGGAGGCTGTAATGCTTGAGACGATTAATGTAATGATAGACATTTTAACAGAAACAAAAGAAAATATTGAAAAGTTTGAGAGGAAAGGCAATAAATCAGCAGGAACAAAAGCAAGAGTTGCTTTACAGGATGTAAAAAGACTTGCTCAAGAAGTGCGAATTAAAATCCAAGAAGCAAAAACAAAATAACTTAGAAGAGGAAGGAACTGGCGGTGTCTGCTGAAAGGCAAAATCGAAAGTATGTACCAGCCTTCCTCTTCTTTAAAAGGAACATATGACAATCATAGTTGACAGCAGTTCTATTTGTTACCAAGCAAAACACACGCTTGATCTTTCTTACGAAGGAAATGAGGTAGGAGTTGTCTTTGGTTTCCTTAGAAAAATCATTTCTCTTGCTAAAATATTCAAAACAAATGATTTTATATTTACTTGGGACAGTAAAACATCTATTCGGAAAGAACATTTTCCTGGTTACAAAGGAAAAAGACATCAGGAAAGAACAGAACAAGAAAAAGAGTTTGATGCTCTTTGCTATCGACAATTCAATGAGCTGAAAGAATCAGTTATTCCAAATATAGGTTTTCTTAGTTATTCCCAAGAAGGATATGAAGCTGATGATTTAATAGCTTCCATTATCCAAAACGAAAAGAAAGACATTCCGTTCCTTATTATTTCAACTGATAATGATCTTTACCAATTATTATCAGACAGAGTTTCTCTGTACAATAAAGTAGAATTCTCCAAGGGTAATTTTGAAGATGAGTATAATATTCCTCCTAATCAATGGATTTATGTTAAAGCTATAGCGGGATGTGATAGTGACAGCATACCCGGAATTCCTACAATAGGAACTAAAACAGCAATCAAGTATCTGAAGAAAGAGCTGAAAATAACTTCAGCAGCACATCAGAAAATAGTATCGAACAAGGAATTAATTGATTTTAATTTACCTTTAGTTTCTCTTCCTTACCCTGGAACAACAGCAATTAAACTTCCTGATAAAAAACCTGTGCTCTCTTATAAAAATTTTGTTACTATACTTGCTCAATATGGTTTTCGATCAATGCTAGAAAAGGAGTATTTAGAAAAATGCAAAACAATTCTATCACTTCAGTAAAAACTCGCTTGTTTGAATTAAGACAAATTCTTTCTTTGACAAAAAATTCTAAAGCAAAGGTCACTTTGGAAAAGAAAATAAAGGAGCTAGAGAAGGAATTGGGGAAGGATGAAACTATTTATCAACTTTAATTTGGGTTTTATTGAGGATTGGATAATTGGAAAAACCCATTTTAAGAAAAAGAAAAATAGTTCCTGCCCCTGTTCTTAGGAAAAGAAAAAATATTCCTCCTATACGAAGATGCCAAAACATAATTGATGATGGTTTTTACACAGGAAAGGAAAAAATATGTTCTCGTTTAGTTCGTCCACCAAACAAGTTTTTATGTCAAGTTTGTTTAAGAAGTATTCAATCAGAATCACAAATATTGGGGTATGAATTATGAAAATTGAAATCGGAATTGAAGGCAGGAAAGATGACGAGGGGAAATTAAGATACGATCTGCTCCCATTTGATGCCCTTGAAGAACTTGCAAAAGTATATACAAAGGGGGCAGAAGAATACGGAGACAGGAACTGGGAAAAGGGAATAAAGTTCTCAAGAATCATTGCAGCTATTTTTCGACATATTACATCTTGGATTCTAGGAGAAGGGTTTGATAAGAAGAGTGAGTTACATCACTTAGCCCATGCTGCTTGGGGATGTTTGGCTATAGTTGCTTTTCAAATAAGGGGAAAGAATAGTTTTAATAACATTCAAAAAGATTGGTTGCAGCTAGACGGAGATGCTCCTAGAATAAGAAAAGCCTCAATTGTAGGGAGCATAAAAAATGAGTAGTTCAGGAAAAGGACATGATTTTGAAAGAGCTATAGCAAAAGTGTTGTCTCTTTGGTTTAGTCAAGGAAATAATGATAATGTTTTTTATCGAAGCCAATCTTCAGGAGCAAGATTTACATCAAGGAGAAAAACGGGGAAAGATACTGTTTTGCAAAGCGGAGACATTACTTGTTCAGATCAAGAAGGAGAACTTTTAATTAAATCATGGTCAATAGAAATAAAAACAGGGTATGGAATAAAAAAGAAGAAAGAAGAAAAAACAGAAATAGTTAGATGGGATGTTTTGGATTTCCTTGATTCAACACAAAAAAAGCCTGTTTTACAAAAGATGTGGAATCAATGTAAACGAGATGCTGATTTGACAAACAAAATTCCTGTTCTTATCTTTAGAAGAAACAATAGAACACCTTGTATTTGCTTTACTGATAAATATTTTTATGTGTTACTTGATTTCTTTGGAGGTCAATGTCCTGTTTATATTTGTTCCATGAACCTTGTTATTCTGTCTCTTACTGACTTTTTTGAATGGATTGTGGATATTAGACCTGCATTATTTCTTCATTCCAGAATAGAACAGAAAAAACCTGTGCTGTTGAAAAAACAGCAAAAGCTATTTACTTGAGGAAACAAAAATGATTAAGACCTGCGAAATATCAAATTTCCAAAGTCATAAAAGCACATTCCTTGAGTTTGTTCCAGGAGTAAATATCATAACGGGTGCCTCGGATTCTGGAAAAAGTGCAATCTTTAGGGCTTTATTTTGGGTTTTAAATAATAGACCTTTAGGAAATGAATTTAATTCTTGGTTTTCTAAAGATAAAGAGTCCGTCAATGTAGGAATAGAGTTTGCAGAAGGAACTTACATTTCCAAAGAAAGAAAAAACAATAAAAATACTTACGATCTAAATGGTACACAATTTGAAGCATTAAAATCTGATGTTCCTGAAGATTTAAAAAAGATCACAAATATTGTGGACTACAACATTCAAACCCAACATCAACCTTATTTTCTTCTTCAAGACACTCCCGGAGAGGTTGCACGAAAGTTTAATGAGTGGGTGGGTCTTGATATTATTGATCGAGCTTTTTCCAAGATAAACTCAATTGTAAGCATAGCAAAAGGAAAAATAACTGACTATGATATTGAAATTACTAAGTTAAACACTAAAGTCGAAGAATTAGCCTTTTTAAATGAAATAAAGGTCATTGTAGAGAAACTTGAACTCCTGACTGCAAATCAGGAAAAGAGCAGTTCCGAGTACCTTAGAATTGATGGGACAATCAAATCTATAGAAACTCTGCAAGGACAAATTGAAGAACTTATTTATGATGAAACTCTTGAAAATGAAAAAGACTTGATTTTGAAGTTAATTTCTATTCGAACAGATAGTCAAAAAGCAATTTCTACTCTTGATAACCTTCTGATGTCAATTTCAGAATCAGAAGAAACTTTACAGGCTGAGTCTGAATGGCTTCAAATTGAAGAAGAGCATAAAAAGATTTCTTCTTTATTTCCTCTTATTCAAGAAAAAGAAAAGAAAAATGCAGTTCTATTTAAAACTCTTATTTTTTTAGAAGAAACAACTAAAGCGGAAACAGAAGAAGAATTGAAATTGGAACGATTTATTTCCCAATATAAATCACTGTTAAGTAAAGCTGACGTTTGTCCTATCTGCTTTGAACCCATAACACCTACTTCTTTAAAATATATAGAGGCTAATATATGAAATATCTTATTGCAGGTGATTTACATATAACTTCTAAAAATCCAGAGAATCGAACAGACAATTATTTTGAAACCCAAATCCAAAAAATAAATTATATTGTGGGTTTAGCTGTTCAGAACAAAGCTACTTTACTTCTTCCAGGAGATGTTTTTGATTCTTATAAGCAATCAAATTTAGTTCTCCAAACATATATCAACATATTTTCATGTTCAGAAGTTCCTATTTTTACTGTGCTAGGGCAGCATGATATGAAATATCATTCCGATGATACTGATGACACTCCTCTTGCAGTTCTTGAAGCTGCAAATGTTTTAAAAATCATTCCAAACAACACTCCTATTTATGATGGGTTGCATATATATAGGGCTTCATTTGGAGAAGAGATTCCAGAAATACTTGATTTCCATATGTACAGTATTCTTCTTACTCACAGAATGATTATTCATAATGATAAGATTTGGGATGCTCAAAAAGGTTTTGATTATGCTGAAAATCTGCTTAGAAAGCATGAGTTTGATTTGATTGTTTCAGGTGACAATCATAATTATTTTCATGCTCAAGTAGGCAATAAACATTTATTCAATTGCGGAAGTTTAATGAGAGCAACAACAGCTCAATTAGAACACATCCCAAAAGTTGTTCTGTTCGACACTGAAACAAGCAAATATAAAGAATTTGAAGTACCAATCAAACCGATTTCAGAAGTTTTTAATCTTGAAAGAATAAAAGAAAAGAAGGAAAGAACAGATAAATTTGCTTCTTTCATAAGCGGATTATCAAACACTAAAAGTATGTCCTTATCTTTTGAAGATAATTTAACTCAGTATTTAAAAGAAAATAAGGTTGAAAAAGGTGTTGCTGATCTATTAAAGGAGGTTGTGAGTGAATAATATTATAAATGATTTGGAAAAGTTATCAAAGCAAATTGAAAGTTCAAAGATGCAAAAAGCTTCTTTGACAGGGAAATTGGAAGAGCAGATGAAAACTCTCAAGGAACTAGGGTTCCGTTCGATTGTAGAGGCTAAGAAAGCTCTTGTTTCTCAGCAAGCAGAACTCACTAAGCTTGAAAAAGAAATTGAGGGAAAATACTCTGTATTGAAGGCTCAATATGAATGGTAAATTACAACTAATAAAAAATAGATTGATTGAGGAAATGGCTAAACGAAAAGTTTATCAATCCCAAGCACAAGAAGTTTTTGATAAACGAGAAGAACAAAACACACGCTACGAAAATGCCCAAAAAGCAAGGAGTGTTATCCAGGCAGTAGCAGAACAGACCCAGCAGCATATTGAGATACAAATCAGCACAGTAGTTTCTTCTGCTTTAGCTGCTGTATTTCCTGAGCCTTATGAATTTAAACTCAAATTTGTTCAGAGAAGAAATAAAACTGAAGCAGATTTGCTGTTTATTAAGAATGGGAATGAGTGTGATGATATACTTGCTGTAGGAGGAGGAGGAGTTGCTGATGTAGTAGCAAATGTTGCATTTCCTCTTGCTATTTGGAGTATCAGAAAAACAAGAAATACAATGTTGTGGGATGAGCCAAGCAAGTTTCTTCATAATCCTGAGTACCAAGAAAAAGCATCTTTATTGATAAAAGAAGTCTCAGAAAAATTAAATCTTCAAATAATAATGATTTCTGATCAAAAAAACATCCTAAAGAAAGCTGATAAAATATTTTTTGTAGAACAAACAAAAGGAGTTTCCGTTGTTTCATACTAGGTGTGAGGAAAGCCACTATGGATAAAGAATGTCATGATAGCACTGGTCTCCCGGCTACCCGATTTGGCATTTTTATTATTTTACCACAAGGAGGACGAGATGGGAGCAAAATTAAGGGATTTGATAGGCAAGACGATGGCAAGAGTTGAGAACAACCATAATGAGGAAATCATATTCACGACAGACGAAGGAAAGAAATACAAATTGTACCATGAACCGGAAGGCTGCGAAAACGTCTCTGTTGAGGAAATCATTGGGGGCCTCTCTGATTTAGTCGGATCTCCAATGATTGAAGCGGAAGAGGTCAAAAATCCCAAAGGAATAACAAAAGAAGAGCAGAATCGTAGTTTTACTTGGACGTTTTACAAATTTGCCACGGTAAAGGGATTTGTGACAATCCGATGGTATGGCGACAGCGGATACTATAGCGAGGGCGTATCTTTTTGTGAGTGCTAACGCAGTAATAAAGCACGAACCAATGCCTGTGCCTGAAATGCGACGGAGGAAATCCCCGTCGCCTTGATTTTATTGTTATCTGTTTTGCTACAGGAGATCGGAAATGGACATAGGGGCGGGATGGATTATCTTTATTATTTCAGCAGTGTTGTATGTAGCCCTACTAATTGTAGATCACTTTAATGCGGCAATGCACGGATTTAATGAGGACGGAACATACGGAGAGGGGCACCATGATCACAGTTGGCATTGAAGTTAACGCAAAGGTAAGCGGCGCTCCTGGGCGTCCACTATAGTGACTGGTTATGCGAGGTAATTTTATGAAAAATTCTTGCCCGATGACTGATGCTCGCTGGAATGTTCTCAATAAAGTCCATGGCCGCCTTGAGGAAATGGATAAAAAGGGAATCGACTTCTTTGACTCCATAGACGAGTTGAGAGATGAGTGGAAACGGTTCAAACAAGAAAGTAAACTCATAAAAGATGGTCAGGGTAGGGATTATTAGTGGCACATAACAATGAGATGAGGCGGTGGGCCTCATACTTTCAATGAAAACCACGGCGGCTATTCCTGTCGCCTTCATTTAATTGTGTATACGTTATAGGAGGATGGGGAAATGATAGTACGATCAATAACCGGTGAAGACGAAATAAACGATCTTCTTACGGGTGCTATGACTGCAACCATTGGGACCCTTGTTAAGGAGCATTGTTTGACAGAAAAACAGGGATATAGTTTCTTAGACCATCATCTGTGCATGTTAGCACCTGCCGATGGAGGATTTAAGTCGTGGTTTAAACGCATGTGGCCAGGATTCAAAGAAGCTAAAATTCTTGTAGCGGTGGTATAACGCAGTAATAAGCGGGCGGCCACGAATATGAATAGAAATGCGACCAGCGACATTCCCACTCCGCTTGATTTAATTGTTATGGGGGTTTTATTGTGATTGATCCCAGAAAAGGAGCGAAAATGGAATACATGGTTTTTACAGATGTTGAAGGTCGGCCTTTTACCGTGGAATGCCTGTCCCTCTACGAGCAGTTGAAAAGGCATTCGTTCAAGTTGTTCGGCTTTGATATACCGTCCATACTTGAGCTACGGAGACAATATTGCTTGCGCCTGGGGCCACTGGAAGCGACTCTGGAAACAGTAAGAGAAGCATTTAGAGTCACGCCATAGTTGGAGTTAATTGATTGTTATATGGTTTTTTCGGTACTTGAAAGATAGGGAGATGACTATGAATATTTTATGCCGGATAGGGATACATAAATACATATTGCGGGAACTCCAGTATGACGAGAAGCCCACAGCAAACCCGACGCACCTAATGACCATACTGGAAAGGTGTCAATGCGGTAATGTACGGATAGCTCCACACGGAGACAGCCTTCCGACTACGATGGTTGCCAGTACAAAATTTATAGACAGATAACAGTGCAATAGGCATAATTATTGATATTGGGATATGATAATTCTGCCTATTGCGGGGGCACGGTTTTTGAAAGGAGAGGAGGAACTAATGATGGACTTTACAAAAATGTCTCTGGAGGAAATCGGAAACGAATTAAACAGGATAAACCATACAGACCGCTGTACGTTTGAGGATCGGGCAAGGAAGGCCATGCTCGATGCTGAATATGCCAGGCGGAAATCGGAGGAGTTGAACAGTTCGCTGGTCAGCAAGAACCCATCTATTTAGCTGCTGCGCCTTTTAGCTTATCAAAGCTACGCAACCCACCCATACCGACCATCCCCAGCGTGAATCCAATCATCTGGCAACACGGCAACCTTGCCTGTCTTAGCCATTTTGATAATTCTCCTTTAGCTTATTTTAACCATTACCTTTAGTTTTGCCGTATTCTCTTGCGGCCACATATCCGAGGTATCCGACACCAAATGTTTGCCACATAATATCAGGGATAGCCTTAAATCCGTACTGAACATTAGCATAAAATTTTATCATCTGTGCAGGGAAGAATACCCCTACGAATGGAGCTGCTAATGTCAGACATAGAACAACTATATAAAAAACGTACATGAAAGATGGTCTTGCGCGGGAGGTAAATTTATCACTTGAGGAAGCTTCTGCGACGAGAACGGACACCCTGCCTTCCTCTATCTTGCCTTCCAGCTCCGCGAGCTTAAGGGAAATTTCGGCTGCTTTATCGGAGCTAATCGGTTCTTTGCCAGTTATGGCGGTACGAATATCTTTTGCCAAAGTTCCTATGCCGCTAAACAAACCGCCAATATCTAAATTTGCTAATGATATTCCCATTTACTTGCCCTCCCCGTAACTGTAATGATTGCCGTCGGCCCGTTTAAAGCGCCCGCCCCATGTACATTTAGGATCAAGACTTTCCCAATGCTCTCCAAGGAACTTATGTGCCTCAGTTGTTTGAAGCCATACGCCGTCTTTAAAGAGATTTAAGTCAACGGCTAACCGAGAATAATGAAAGCTGCCCGCGACGTGCCCGGTCTTGGCCCAAGCATCACCGAAGGTTAGCTCATATCCTTGCTCGTAAGCCCACAGAATCATTTTTCCTACAAGTTTAGTGAACACTCGCTGATCATTCCCTATTGACATCTGTCGCCTCCTTTTATCCCGTTCGCTTCCTGCAATATTTCTAACACTGAAATCTTTATTGATTTACATCTTGCCTTTGTACATTCCGCACACGAACACATGGCGCCACCAAATCCATCCGGAGGTGATGGTTGGTTTGCGTGTATATTGTTCAGCCACATACCGAATTCTCCTTATCATTCTTGATTTCGAACCGCTCAACCCACTGGTACTTACAATCATGGCATTCATAGGCCACGAAATACATGCCTATGTTATGGCCTATGCGGTCACTCTGGCAGCGGGGGCAACAGGCCTTGTTTTCCATTTTAAGGCCTCTCCCACGCAACAAACGCCTTGATGGGCGCGCATATATTGGTTGTTTTTATGAGACTAGAACTAAGGGTCTTGTTGCTATAGGTTATAAATACAACCTCGTCTCCATTCGTACAGAGACGCCTGTTCCACTGCTCGCTCCACGGTTGGTTATGAGTTGTAATTTCCACTTTGGCCTCCTCTACCATTTCCATTGTCCAAGGTTTGTGAAAAGGATTTTCAGCGCCCCAAGAGTTATCACCCCCAAGAGCAGCCCGACTATGTACGTCTTTACCGTACCCACATTAATTCGGTTTCTTAGTTCTACTGCCTTGTTTTCTTCATGGATTTTCAAGGCATTAGCTGTTGCCGTCGCTATCCCTTTTCGGTTAGCCTCGTCTAAGTGAATTTCCTCAAACAACTTTGCGCAGGATAGCCGATGATTATTGAACTCAGCGTTAAAGGCATCTATCCGGTTGTGTACCCCGTGAAAGCCGTCGTGCATTGTGCTTAAAAGTGTCTCGTATTCTGTCGCCATTACATCGTCCTCCTCAAGTCAAAGATGTTAACTCAAAACGGGTGAATCCCCTTTCCCTGATTATGCAAGACCATTGTGCCTTCAACTGCTGCATTGCCCCCTATGATGTATCGTCTCCAGTTCGGTGGGCAAAAGTAAAGCACGATGGGTTGGAGAACAAATAAATTAAGGGCAAAGTAGGTGTTAACCTGGCCCCTGGATGGGTGCCCATTCCCTCCCATGAGCGTGTTCATTTCCCTGTGATCATTGGGATAGTCCGCTATGTGCAGGGTCTGGCTCCAATCCATAGCAGAGACGATAGTGCCAACTACGAGAACAGTTGTGTCTGCGTGCGTCCACGTGCCTTTCTTGTTTGCTTCCTGCATTGTTGCACAGGAGGACAGCAAACACGCACAAATAATGGCAGTAACCGCATAGGGTTTTCCATTGTTGAATAATCTGCTGAATAACTTCCCTAGCCAGTGGTTGTATTTATCCATTATTTCCTTGCTTTCTTTAGTGTCGCAACTTCAGCGGCCAATTCCTGCACAGCCTTCAACAGGATCGGGATAAGAACAGATTGCTTAATTGCCTTCGTTACCGTTCCAGTAGGTCTGAGAATCATGGGTCTGTCGGATTCATCTTCAGTATATTCTTCCGTCCGAGGAACTCGGTGTAGTACAGGGGTAATGACATCCGGTGTTACAGGTTCAAGAACATTTCCATTTTCATCAAGCACTTCGGGCTTTCCCGGAATCGTGTCGAATATCTGATTGCCTTCTTCGTCGTAAAGCGGAAAAATATCAAACAGAGGAGTTTTCTTTTCTACTGTAGTTGTGATGGTCTTTCTGACATACTTTCCCTCAACCTCAACGATCTCGGTCTTGATTTTTTCCACCTCAGAAACTTCTTCCACTTGTCGGGTCTTAATGGACGGCTTCCAGTCGGGGTCGGGAACACGCTCCATATCAGGGGCACTTTTGACAAGGCCGGGGAATACTGTTTCCATCTCCTGCGCTACCAGGCCGATCTGCTTAAGATCGCTACCGATAAGGTTGAAGTTTCTAACCTTGAGTTTCAGAATGTCGGATAACTTTGCGGTTGCATCCCTGATGTTGTCCTTAACCTTTTCATCTGAGATGGTTCCATACACGCCAGCAGAGTTGAGGATGTCTCCATCAGTGTCGATGGTGATTACGTTAGCTTCAGCAGAATCACGACCTACGAAGATAAGAGTAGAGCCGTCAGCGGTGGCTCCCTTGACAGTAAGTTGACCCACAGCAGGTGTTCCGTCTAAGTCCGTCGTCCCGACGGCGACATTGCCGCCGAAATAAGATGTTCCCTTAACCACATCTAACGACAATCCTCTTCCGTCATTATCTATCCATAGAGCATCGCCGCTTGCAGCAGACCCATCCTGATGTATTCTCGCTAACGGGACAGTATTTGAACTATTTGAGTAGACGACAAAGGCTGTTTTATTTGTTGTTGCTGTATGTACTCCTAACTTTCCATCCCAAGCATTTGCCGTCGTCCCGATGCTGACGTTGCCGGTTGTTGGTTGTAAGATTACATAACTAGTCGTCTTCGTTGCTGATGATGTCCCTTCAATGGTAATATCTCCATCGGCGGCAGATGATCCATAAACTACGGGAGTGGTAATCTGAGTTGTAAATGTGGGACTCGCTAATGGTGCCTTCAGTGCCAGTGCATCAAAGACAGAATTCCCATCCGGAGCATGGGTTGTGTCGCCGTCGGAGATGGAGGAGGCGATCTTTGCTTGTACCCCAGCAGCAGTAACAGCCTTTGCTGTGTCTGTGCCGGTAACAACCTCTGCGGTTGTGGCTAAAGCAAGCACGCCTTTGGCTCCTTCAGTCCCAGCGGTGCAATTTGATAACACGCCTGACGAAGGGGTGCCAAGGGCAGGAGTGACGAGAGCAGGAGAAATAGACATTACAACACTGCCTGTTCCTGTCATAGGATTAGAAACAAGGGCTTTAGAAGCATTAGTAAATACAGGAAGAGAAGCTGTCAACCCGCTTAAAGTTACTCCTACATATGTGGGGGAAGAAGAAGTAAGCAATGATTGATTTATCCTTGCATCAATCAAAGTAATTGCATTATTAAGAAAAGCAGGCCAATCAATATCTCCTGCACTTATTAAAGGAAGATTTAAATTAGGAGTAAAATCCCGATTGATTTGATATAATTCCCCTGATCTTGTTATTCCTGAATATGGTGTTGACAATTCAAGATTTGTATTGTTTGTCACTGAAGCTACCTGATAAATAACATCCTCATCTTTTGCTTTAAAAAGATCGGAAATGTCAATTTCTCCAGACCAAGATGTTCCTGTTCCTTCGACAGTAGCATCGCCATTGATCATCTTAATTGTACCCAAGCGATATTGGCTCATGTGATTCTCCTTGTCTTTTATTTTACTTTACTATAGTACCATCGTCAAGTTAAAATGTTTTTCTAATAATTGAAAAATTATGCTATAGTTAATTAAATAGGAAATTAAAGTATGAAAAAAGCTATGATTGTTGTTTTTGCTTTGATTACTGTTATTATCACTATTGGATGCAATCACCCTATCCTTTTTGATCCGCTTGGAAATTGCAGAAATCGAGCTGTTTATTGTGCTCTTGAAGCTGCTGAAAAATATGAAACAATTATTGTTACTGGCCCAACAAAAGCATTTCCTCAAACAATTTCTCATGCTCAAGCTAAAGCAAAAATTAATGAAGAATGGCAATGGCTTTATATGATGGGTGAAGATTGTTATGTAGGGAATCAAGACCTCTTTACTCCTCTTACTGAATGGAGCATCATTAACTATGTAAAAAAACTTAGAAAGGAAGAATAAGTTTACCATGTTGCGATTTGTCTCCATCCTGCATCTCCATATATATAAATTTTGTTCTCGTTTGTGTTGATTTCAATTAAACCTTCAAACGGATTCGCTGTTTGTCCTGCATCAGTCTTGATTGCAACTCCTGGTACAACTAGCTTAGTGTTGTTGGTTTCTACTCGCATATGGAAGCCGGCATAACCGGCAGCAGCATTGATGTCCTCTACCCACAATTGAGCAATATTAGCGGGTGCAGTCGTAGGTGTGGTTCCACTGCCTATTCCCAATACTTTCGCAGCCGATGTGCCTACTGCTGTTATTCCAATAAGAATATTGCCTTGTAACAAAGTTTCAACAACAGAACTATTTCCAAGCACTATTTGATTAGATGCAGATGTTGCTGTATTATATCCGATTGCAACACTATTTGTTGCCGTTGCTAATTGACTATTCTGGCCCGCACCATATCCAAGAAAAACATTATTTGTTCCAGACGTTATAGCCCATCCCGAATAAGCACCAATAGCAGCATTGCCCGAAGCAGTTGCTTTTTTTAAAGAATCATAACCAACACAAGCATTATAATTGCCTGTAATGTTATAATAAAGAGCATTTCCGCCAACAGCAACCGAAGCACCACCTATAGTATTAGAATATCCTGCATTTGCTCCTATAAAAGTTATATTCTTCCCAAGATTTGTTGCCTGTGCTGTATTATACCCCAAAAGGGTGTTTGTGCTTCCAACACTAAAAACCTCAATTGAATCATTAATTATTTTGCCGAATGTATCGTTTTGTCTTGTATCCCACGAATATGTCCCCAAACTACCGTCTGCAATATTATCCGTATAAACAGTAGTTGTGTTATCACTAATAGTCGCAAGATAAAAATGTATTGAACCTCCTGCTAAAGTCCGGTAAATCTTCCTCGCTGTAACAGAAGAGGAACTACTAACAGGAATGCTTGTTAAGTCTATCTGTTTATGGGAAGCATCAACAGTAACCGAGTTAGACGTTGTTCCTATACTAGTTTCTCCAGTTGCAGTTACAAATGTGATACAATACTCGTGGCTTCCGTCAGTGACGTTGCCTGTTCCTGTTGCTACTAAAGTTGCTGTGCAAGCACCTGGTGCAGCTACAGAAGTAAAACGAAGTGACCCCCCCTCTTTCAATAAAACATTAGAACCATAATTAACTGTGATTGCGTTTACTGCTGAAGTTGTTAAAGTAACATCAGTTAGGATTGCAGCCCCCGTTGCCAATATTCTCACATTAGCATTTGCTGCTGCCAAAGTAGCCGTCTGATTTGCTCCACATCCGAACAATCCCTCATAAGTAATCTTGATTCCAGCCGAATTAGCTGATCCATCACCAGCAGTTGCAGAAGTAGCTAATGAAGCAACAGAAGTGTACATTTGGATAATAGTTTCAATTAATGTACCTTTAGTATAAGTTAAAGCTGTTCCATCCCAATTCAGATAAGAAGTTGCATCACCAACATAGAATTTAGCTGCTGATGCAGAGAAGTCATACCCCAAAATAAATCCAGAAATGGTATTATCAAAATCTGTTTTTCCATAATTGATTATTACATCTGTAGATGCTGAAGTCGCAGTTAATCCAGTTGCACCAACGCCCCAATAATTTGTCGATGTTCCGAATTTGCCAAAAGTAGCATTGACTGTTCCAGTAAAAGAGCCAGAAGTTGCTGTTATTATTCCTGTGATATTAGCTGATGTTGCAACTAAATCACCTGCTAACGACACCCTAAAGGGAGCGTCAGCAAAAGCAGTTGCGCCTAAGTGAATACCGGCAGTAGTGTCCAATTGTATTCTTGTAGAAGTTGTGCCTGCATATAAAGCTGTTGCTGTTGTTGTGTAACCACCGATAGTAGCAACACCAGCAGTTGTCCACGACAATGCTCGTGTTCCTGTCAACCCTAACCATCCAGAACCATCAGCAGCAATGTTTATTGTTTGAGCAGTTCCATTATATCCTCTAATAGAAGTAGAATCTAGTTTGATTCCTGTGTTCGCTGTTGCAGAAGTTTGAATAATTCCTGTTCCTATAGCAGTCAATAATCCTGCTGTTATTGCCCATCCGTTTGTAGCTCCACCTATATATCCCGAAGTAGCAGTAAGAACACCTGCTTGGGTAACAGTAAATGTTGGCGAACCTGTCGGACCGGCTGTAAATGCTGTTGCTCCAGAAGAAACTATTGTAGTATTCCCTGAAGCTGTTTTTGTCAAATCAGAAGCAGTGAGCCCAAAGCCAGAAAGGGAAGTAACCCCAGCAGTAGTCCAAGATAAAACATCTGAAGCTCCAAGAAAACCTGATCCGTCTTCAAGTATTTTAAATCTTGGGTTATTTGCATTTAATCCAAATAGCCCTGTCTTATTAATAAAAATTCCTGTTCCAACAGTTGGTGATGTCGGAGGAGTTGTCCCAATAGCTAAATAAGCATCTCCTGTACTTGAGAATGTAATTCCCGTTCCTGTCAAAGAAGTTGCTCCTAAAGACCAACCCCCTATATTTCCCGAAGTAGCAGTAAGAACACCTGCCTCAGTTACTTTAAAAGGAGCAGAAGCAGGTGTGATATGGCCTGCAAAAAACCGTATGTCATCTCCTCCTGTAACAGCAGACGATAACCCGACTGTACCAGCAGCATCTTTAATAGATGTGGCATCAACAACCCACCCTCCAACATATCCTAAAGTTGCAGTTATCGTTCCTGATATAGTTGCTGAAGTTGCAGTCAAAGCTCCTGAAGGTTCTACTCTAAAAGGTGCTGTAGCTCTATTAGCATAAGTGGAACCTGCATAAAAAGGAAAATCAGTAGGTGACATGCCTGAAGATGTAGAATCAATCCCCGTGTCCTTAGCTAAGTAAGCTGCATTTATTGACCATCCTGCAATATTAATTAAGGAATCAGAAATTTCAAATACTTTATTACTTGACCCGTCATATCCAAATAACCCATAAGCAGAACCTACTTTTCCTATTTTAATTCTGTCAATAGAAGAAGCAACTACTTTAATTAAGGGAGCGTCTGTTAATAGATCAGTGATTTCTAATGTTCCAGATATAATCTCATGTGCTGTAATATATATTGAAGGCTGCCATTCATGTATAGTAGTAGTATTCCCTGATTCAATGTAAATCCTTACATACTTTGCTTGAAAATTAGCAGGAAGGATAGCCAACACTTTCCCATTGCTATCTCTAACTGTCGTTAAGTAGTTTGTTTGTGCTAAAGCTTCAGATGTTCCATATGAAGTAAGGTAGCTTCCTGTATCTAAAGCATGAGCAGCATTGCCTGCATAAAATGTCCAATCATCAACCTCATTCAATTTGAAAGCAAAATAGCAATTACAGTTTTTATCAACCCAAAACAATTCCTTATGAAAAAGATGAGAGTTTGGATATACATTTTCTACATTAACCCAGGTCATATTGTAACTCCCCCTGAAGTTTTATTCCCATCATATAAATCTGAAGCATTTCCTGTTCCACCTGATTTCGTCGCAACCAACTGGAAGATATTATCTGAAATTGTGTCTGCTTTTGCTGAAGCAGTCTCAGAAGAAGAAACTTGACTAAAAACATCAATTGCTTGAACTTCAATGTAAACCAAAGCTTTATTTGTTTGGGCTGTTATTTCTGCTGCTGTTAAAATTCTTGTATATTTATTATCAGTTATAATTTCCCAAGAACTAAAACTTCCTGAACCTGCTTTTGTTCTAACATAATACCCCAACAAATCTTCTTCAGTGTTTGCATCCCAACTAAAAACAACTCCTCCAACAGTTGCATTTGTTGTTAAATTTGTAATAGCACTAGGAGAAGTATTTGTTACAGTTAATCGTGCCGGAAGCAATGAAACATCGGAAAGCTTACTCCTTGCTTTTACTTCAAATTTGAATGAAGCATTTGGAACATTGCCTGTATCAAAATTATTCTGAATAAACGAATAAACAAATTTTGTGTCCTGTACATAATGAGTACTTAAAGTAGCTCCTGCTGTAGTCAAAACCTTAACTTCATAATCTTTAAGCCAAGCATTAGGCCCTCTATACCCTGCACCCATTTCCTCATATCCTGCTCCAACAGAAATATCAACTCCCGAAACAGAATTCCATTGTATTTTACAATCCTTCCCGTCAAATTCATCTCCGTTAGGATCATCAATTAACTGAAGCCCTGAAACTCTTTTCTTCAAAAACTCTGAAAAGAACGAAGGATCACTTTGGATTGTAATATTTGCTGTTACAATACTCGTGAACGGAACTGTTAATCCTGTAAAATTAATTCCTAAAACTCCAATTTGATATGTTTTACTTAAAACAACATTCTTAACCCGATATGAAGTTGTTCTTGTTTCTCCATCAAATTGCCAATTAGTATAAGACCCATCAACTTGTACTTCTCTAACATAAACCTTTGCTCCTGAATATATTGTGTTATCACCTACTGCCCAAAAGGCTGTAATATTAGCAATCAATGCTTCTGAATTATCAACAGCTACTTCCTGCATCAACTGTAAATTAGTCACCTGCACAAAAGGCTCTAACGAAGAATAATTATTTGCAGGCTGAATATAAGACTCTCCATCTCCATCATAAATTAATTCATTATATTCAATGCCTGTAAGAGTTATTCGCAGATCAGCAGTTTTCCTCATCCCAATAATTCTAAAAGGCTTATAAGAAATGCTTGTTTCTCCAAATGTAAAAACATCAAACTGAGAAGGAATTGTTGCAAATGTTCCACTTATTGTTAAAGTTGTATAGTTTCCAGCAATAGAAGTAGCAATGACCTTATCAGCAATTGAGTCATCAGATAATTTCACAAGTATTTCATAAGTATGTCCTGCTTCAATCGTCACAGATTGATCCAATGTAATAGTATTTGTTGTTGCTGAAACAACCCTTCCTCCTGTTCCCCACGCAGGAACAGAATGCCCTACTCTAACAATATCCCCTACAGTACAAGCAATAGCATCAACATCGGCATTAAATTCAATCATCCTCAAAAGATATTGATTACAAAGCAATTTGTATTTAGCAGCTCTCCAAGCTTCTAAAGGAGAAGTTATGCCCATCATCTGTATTGATGCTTTATTACTAGGTTTTCCTATTGTTGTATTTATTAAAGTATATTTATCCTTTTCATAATCCCGTTCACTATTAATAAAATCAATTTCAATTTCTCCTGCTCGTTCAGCTTCAGAAAGAAATACCTCTTTAAATGAATCAACTCCTATATTCCCTATTGTAAATAGCTGTGTTTCTGTTCCTGCCTTATCAATAACAATCGTAATATTAGTTCCATTCCAAATAGGAATTGCTCTGCCTGTTTCACATACTTTAAGAACAGCAGCCCAAACATCAAATTGACTATCAAATATTCCGTTAAATGTAATTCGTTTTGTTCCTACTACAATTTCATCACACCAATCAGCCCATTCAGCAAATTTGATAAGATCAAGATAAGCGGGATTATATCCATCATATCTATTTACTGTTTCATTCTCATTAAAAACAGGCTGAGTAAGAATATCCCAACAAACCCAAGCAGGATTATTTGTATAAGCAACACTCCATGTGCTTGTGCTTGAATTATAAACCCTACATTTCAAACCTTCAACTAAACAAGAAAATCTCAATGAGCCTGATATTTGCTGTGTTGCAAGAGATTTGATTCCAACTAAAGCAATCCGAGGATAAGAAAAATCATCATAATAAACTTCTCTAACCATTGGAAAATGAAGTTTATCCCCATACCGAATATCAGTATTTTCTGTTGTTAATCTTGTTACTTTTATATCATAAATTCCATGAGGAAGACTTTTAGCTATAAATTTTTTTGTTATTGAAGTTGATTTATTCCCTTGTAAAGTAGCATAATCATTTTGTCCTACTACAAGATCCGCTGTACTGTAAATACTTCCTTTTACCCACGACCAAATCAAAGGAGTTCCGTTTTCTGTCTCTCCCGTTGCTTCTCCGTCTGAATGATCTTCATAAACATTAGTATCTATTCCCTTTTCAACCCATATATAGTATGGGTCTTCATCCACTACAAACCAATATCCTTTTGACCATCTTCCTGATACTTCCCCGTCTGTAACAGTTGCAGTAGAAAGCCAAGAAGAGCTGATATTTGTCCAAGAAACATCCCCTTGCTTTTTAATCTCCACCTTTACATCAACAGAATAATTTTCATATGTTCCTGCATCTGTAAAATGATAAAGACCTTGAGGAAAAGAAACATCAATTTCTAAACCATCAAAAGTAGATCCGTTTGTTGTGTATGTATAAGCTGTATTATACTGTAATAATCCGTTAGAAACAACAAACTCTATTTTTGTGTCATTAAATGCAGGAATAACCGTTTGATTTACTGTTCCAAGCTTTACATAGATTTCTGTTCCATCAAAATTAGTTGAAGCTACTCCGTTTTCACTCGTTTTTACTAATTGATCATTTAGTTTATAATCATAAACTTTATTGATAGGCCCACACCCAAGCCCTATTAAAACCTTAGCTGTGTAATTATTTCCTGTGCTTTCAAGGAATCCTGTAATGACATTTCCATAAACTTTATTTAATCCATATATTCTAGGAATTACAATACCTTGTTGTTGAACAGTTTGTGGGCTCCAAGAGTATGTCTGAGAAGAATTTGTATCTAAAGCGTCCATTGTTTGAGAAGGAGGAGTATTTGGAGCAATTGCATTTACTAACTTAGAGCCTACTGTCATTATTGATGTAGTAATAACAGCAGCCATGAAGTATTCACCAGGATACTTCAATAAATAATATTGCCCTGTATAGATTGCAACGGCAGCAACAACAATCATTAAAATTGATCCAAGAGGATTTTTACCGTCCCCTCCTCCTTGAATATCAGGAACAACTAAAATTTCATCTCCTTCTTTAATACGCACATACTCCCATTGAGCTGAAGCAATGGTTTTCCCATTTACTGATATAGTAACCTCTTGTGCATTAGGAAATTCTTCACAATAGAGATCGAGAATTGTAAGATCGTCTAAAATTGACCTGTTAGAAACGATTTTACAATCCCTTTTGAAAGGATTCTCTATCTTAATGAGCTGATATTGTTTTTCCATTTATAAAACCCTTTAATTCTTGCTTTGTAAAAAGGATCACTCAACCGCTGAATTGAAACACACTTATTAATCAAGATGTGTATAAAATTATCTTTATTCTCTAAAACAATCCCGATATGGTTAATTTGTTCAGGGCGTCTTAATGCAAATAATGCCATACAATATGGTTCGGGATTGCCTATTGTATCACATAGCTCTATTCCCTTAACAAACATTAGGTTAATTAAGCTTCTTTCATCTGGATGGTTATAATAAGGAATGTCTAGCCCCATTCCCTTATAAAACTCTTTGCATAGCCCATAACAATTCAAACCTTCATTAAGGTCAGTTCCCCCCTGCACATAAGGAATAGGCTTCTCCAAAAGATAGGAATAAAAAGGTCTAAGCAAATCTCACTCCTCCTAAATCAAGACCTATAAATCCTCCAAACCTTGCTGAGTTAAGCAAGATTCTACAATTTGTAAGAGTTCCATCACAAACCGTAGCTGCTCCTGCATACCCACACTCAACACCTTTAAATCTACTAACCCAATTGCAATGATTAGCAATGTACCTATGCAAAGGGAATAGTTTGCTTAATGGGTTAGGAACACCTAAAGTAAATGTTGCATAGTTAGCATCTGCTTCAGCACCTACAACTTCAAAGTTCAATTCAAGTTCTGCATACTCAGCAGGTG